ACATCGCGGAGTGGAGCAGTTGGTAGCTCGCCAGGCTCATAACCTGGAGGTCGCATGTTCGAGTCCTGCCTCCGCAACACAAGCAAGCCGTAACAACCCGATTTATCAGGGAGTTACGGCTTATCCCTTGAAATGGGGTCGGACATATTAGTTTAACAAGTTGCGTTGGTTGGAAACAACAAACGTAAAAAAAATGTTTCCTAAAGGTCTAAAAAATCTTAAAAGTGAACTAATAGATTTCACACCGCCAAAGAGACACGATGGCAAAAATTCCTATATTGACTTCCAGATGAGAGATCCTGCCACAGGCAGGCTCAAAAGAAAAAAGTACATGCTCGACAGATACAAGCCTGGCAAGGAGCGTGATTTCATGGCTATGCAGATAATAGCCAACATCTACGACCAAGCCATGCGTGGGTGGAACCCTTGGGTTGATTTTCCTTCTGCCCGTGGTGATACCAGATTAAGACATGTTATAATAAGGTATCGCGCGTACATTATTAAAATGGTAGGCAAGAAAGTTATGTCCGAGAAAACTAAGACAGATTACCTTTCCCGTCTGAAGATACTGGAAGACTATCTGGAAGACCGGGGAACTGCAGAAATGAAAGTCTTTCAGTTCAATTTGACATGTATGACAGACTTCCTCGACTATGTGTTGCTTGACCGTGATGCGTCAGCGAGGACCAGGAATAACTATCGTACATGGCTTTCCGCCTTCAATACATGGCTTGTGGAAAAGCAGTATCTACAGCAGAACTTTGTCCCTGATATACCTATCCTTCCGGAGAAGGCAAAGTTCCGTGAGGCATTGTCAGAGTCTGACTTACAGCGGCTTTCTGCCTATCTTGACATTCATGACAAGCGTTTCCTGCTCGCCTGTATGATGGAATACTATACTTTCATTCGTCCTACAGAACTTGTGAAAATCAAGATTCGGGACATTTCGATAGAGAAACAGACTGTTTTCGTTTCATCACAGATAAGCAAGAACCGCAAGGATGGAATGGTGGCACTCAATGACAAGGTCCTACGGTTGATGATAGACCTTGCCATCTTTCAGCATCCGGGTAGCCATTACTTATTCGGAAGTGAGATGACACCATCAGCAAGAAAAGCGGAAAGCCGTATATTCAGAGAGCGTTTCAACCGGTTGCGTGACACCTTGGGGTTCCCAGAGTGCTACCAGTTTTACAGCCTGAAGGACTCTGGTATCAGGGACCTTGCCAACTCTCAGGGCATCGTTGTTGCCAAAGAGCAGGCAAGGCACTCGGACATCTCTGTTACCAACAAATATCTTGTAGGTAGGGATAAACAAGTCAACGAAGGAACAAAGCACTTCAAGGGGAACCTCTAGTAGAATTCGTAGAAATACCCTGTCTTCACTTTGTCAATACCGTATTCGTTGACTTCCATTTCCACCTTCTGGCAGATGTATTTTTTGTTATGGAAGACAAAAATCTTGGTTGGGTCTGGGATGTCTTCCGTTACGAACTTGATGCAGATTAGGTTGTGTCTGTCAATTTTGACATCACTTGCATATTCTCCGATGGTCTTTCCGTATGGCAATGCATTAAGGGAAAGAGATGCTGTTTCCCTAAGACTGTGGAACCACCTGTACATACGGTAATCGGTGAAGCCGGTAGGATATCTGTGAGCCGGATAGTCACCTTCCCCATCTCTCGATGGGAACTCTATCATCCCCTGTTTGTAGTTGTAGCATGTATCGGATTGGAACATCACCTGCATCTTCTCATCATCATCCTCTCCGTTGTCTGCTATCATGTCTGTATCCTGCATAGCATCCTGGACACTGATATAATATTCCCCTTCCTCATCATCGAAGGTCATGCTGTCAAGATCTGCCTCTTTGTCATTCATCATGGAAGGAATGACGATTTTCAGGTTTTTATTCTGAATATCAACTTGTTTCAGCCACTTGTTATCCTCGTCACGCCATCTTTCTGTTTGTGTCATCGCAACGGGGCAGATTTTCAGTTCCTCATACTCATCTGAATCCGCATCGCGTACAAGGGGATTAAAGAACCCACCGTGAGTTAGTGTCTCCACCTCTTGCCCTTTATCGTTCTCTTCCATGACGAAAAGAACATAGTCTTCAGGTATTTTGAATATCGTTGTCATGCGTTCTTTCTGAGTCATGTTCTCTGCATCATCGAGCAGAGCACCTAACCATGGATATTCCTTTAGTGGGAATTTTTTCTGCACTTGCACTGGTATGACATCCCTGTAATCTCTGTTGCTGGAGTCGGCAAACGCATACTCCACATTTGACGTGGCAAGGTTTTTCAGTCCGTCCTCATCATGTTCCACCGAAAACTCATCAAGGCACTCATAACTGACGGAACTGTTTGCGGTCAGTTCGTTGGTACTGATGATGTCAACTGTTTTATTGACTTCGTCGAAGATGAACGAGGCATTGAAAAGTTTTCGTATCTCATCTATAAAGGTATATACCGACCAATGAGGAAGGGCGAGTTTTATATCCGTACCTTTCCTGGCACTACAAATCACCAGTCTGTTCCATGGATCTTTGTCGAAGTCGTTTCTCCGGAGAGTGAAACCTTCCAGTTCCAAGACGTATTTAAGAATATAGAAAAGGTATGGCTGTATGGCAACGTCATACATATAAGCCTTTTGAACGACTCGATTATTCTTCGTTCCCTGAACGACTAAAACATTATTGGCAATAATGTCGTTACTCTCATCATAGATGGGGTTGAAGGCGTATTTTCCTTTCACGCCCACAACCTCTGTATGGGAGAGGTCTATTTCCATTATCCTTTCCAGCTTTATTTTAAAAAACCAAACTCCGAAGTCAACAGTGTTGGTTTTTATACCTGTATCAGGATAGTCTATCTCATCCAGATAGTGGCTTGTCATCTTAGAATTGTACTTAATGCGGCTCTTACCACCGATAATCTGCAGTTTGACAGATTCATTGGTGATACCCATTATCGTACCTTTACCACTTATGATTAGCCTGTTATCAACTAGCAGCCGGCAATCCTCATAGTCCGGAAGATCTTTCCTGACATCAAACCGGTCAACATTCTTGAATAGTTTTTTATTCTCCAATATCGACATTGGGAAGTTTATCTGATAGGTGTACGAGCCACTATCCTTAATATATTGGTTCTCGTAGGTAACTTTAATCTTGTTGTTGGTGTCCGGATAGCCAACCTTTCCGTCAATGATGCATTGTATCATATCAAGTATTCTTTTTTAGTTTTTTCCATTTATCCCATTCCCTGTCAAGCTGTTCCATAGAGACTACGGCAGGCTGCGGTTCGTCAAGGTGGCTGTTCAGCCTCTCTATAGAATCGTTCATTCCTGCTATAGACTGTCTCAGTTCCTCATTGTCATTTTGCACATTGACAACCGGGGCCACAACAGCACCACCCTGACCGAGTTGCTGGCTGACATCGGCAGCCGTCAACGAGCCGATGGTGTTATTGCGCTGCGCGGTGTCAAACAGACGTAGTATAGGCATCAGGTTCTGGTTGTTCACGCCATCGTGGTTCACCACGAACTCTCCCTGGTGAACAATGCCAGCTTTTTTCCTGTAGCTGCTGCCGCCTGTGAATCCGCCTTCATAGTAACCGGCTTCCTCTGCTGCGTGCTGTTTCTTGATGGCAGCAATCTGCAGCATACCGGCTGCCGTTGCCATTGCTGCAGCCACAGCACCAAGAATCCAGTTAATCTTAGAAGCGGAAGCGTATGAGTTGATGGCAGCCAGAGCCGTAGAAGCCACAGCCTGAGCCAACTCAATCTTCATGGCTTTTTTGTTGTACTTGTTCTTGATTTTCGCCAGTTCCTTCTGCTTTTTCTCCTCCAGTTTCTTCTGCTTCACCTGGTTGTTACCGGCTTTCTCGATCATCTTGTCGTACTTTTTAGCGGTAACATTCTGCTCATACTGCGACTGTGCAGCGTAGAAAGATGATGCTGCCGACATGACATTATTGATAGAGTCATAGGCAGCCTGTACCTGTGAGACCATGTTCGTCAGGAACTCTGCAGTAACATCAGCTTTAGCCTGTTGATATTCCTGATGGCTTATCTTGTCTTGCTCACGGAGAATCTTCAACTGTTCCATGACGCTCTTATACTGGGTTATTTCTCCCATTATAGGATTATTGGTCATGGACATGCTCTGACTCTTGTCATATCCACCGGATGCCTTGGATTTCGCAACGGCAACGGCATCATTGACATTTGCGTCAAAATCCTCGTTCCTCTTCTCAACGGGGTTTTTGGCATATTGGGCTTGGATGGCCATCTTCATTCTCTGGTACTCCTCTTCCTTGATGAGTCCATTCTTATGAAGAGTCTCCAGCCCCTGCATGGCAATAGCCATCTGTTTCTCGTTACTCATCCTGCCCCACTGTTCCCTGTACTCATCAAGTTTCTCCAGCATGTATATTTCAGAGTCAAGTTTTGCCTGGTTCTCTTTTTCGGTATATTCATTCTGAAGACGGAGATATTCAGCTGTCCCTTCAAGGCTTTGCTCTTTCATGATATCCATCCTTTCCTTGAGAGCGGTCAGTTCTATTTGGCTCAACCGTTGTTGTAAGGCTGCATCATCATTGTAAATTTCAGAGCCGATTGTGTGGAAATCACGTTGAGCCTGCATTTTTGCAAGGGTCTCGTTATGCTTGATTTCCTCTTCTTTGAGTTTGTAGGTGGTTTTGTTATATTCCGCCTGCAGCTCTTCCTTCTTCTTTAAGAGCGTAGCAACTTCGCTTGCTTCCTCACCATGATATTTCTTGGCTATGGCAATCTGTTCGTCTAATGATGCCTGTCTTATCTCCAGTTCTTTCTTCCGGAACGCTTCAAGGTCATGGGTCTCTTGGGCAAAATGCAAGTAGTTTTCCAGAAGTAAGGCATCCATGTGCGCCTTTTCTGCCTTGATTTCTTCTTTGAAGTCTTTGTTCCTCTGCGCTTCACGTCTGCGTTCCTCTGTTTCCTCCCTGCGTTGGGCCGCCAGTCTAGCCCTCTCCGCAGCCTTACGTTCTCTTTCTTCTTCCTTTAACTCTGCATCAGACTTATAGTCCGATCCACCACCTGAACCTCCATTATTGTTATCGTTCGGATTGTTCAACGGATTTCCCGTTCTGAGCTGTGCTTGTCTTTCAACAGTTTTTTTCAATTCTTTATTATAATCAGCTATCTGTTGGTCCAAGGCCTTAACCTCTGCTTTATAATTTTGGAAGAGAAATGTCACTGTGTTAATAGCATACCCTTCTTCCTCTATCCATGTTTTCATGTCCCAAGCATCAAAGCTTTGGTATTTGAAAACATTTAAGAGGCGTTCCGACTTATCTGCGAGGTCATTCAAGCCAGAGCCGAACCCTGCGACAAGGCTTTGCCACCAACCGGATATCCCAGAAAAATATTTTTCGTTCAATTCAGCTTTCTTCTCCTCCGCTTCCTGAATTTTACGAAGGATTATCCTCGCCTTCGCTTCTGCAATAAGGGCTTGTGTAAGGTTATCTATTGCTACTGCAGCCTGATTGGAGTTGATATTTTCTTGATTCAGGTTTCTAAGATAATCCGGATACTTCTCTTGCAGTTTCCTTATCGCCTCTCTGCGGACATCATCAGAAAGAGCCTTGTTTTTGGCGGTCTCTACCAAAGCGGATAACTCCGCCACCTCTCCGCGAGTAGAAGTGATGGCTTCCTGCTGTATCTCATTCAAGCGTTTCTGCGCCTCTGTAGCATCATCAGCGGAGTCTATGAATGCGATTATAGCAGCCGTTAAGCCCATAATGGCAGCGGCAGCAGCTACATAGGGATTGGCGAGTATCACTTTATTCCACAATTCCTGCGCTGCAGTAGCCAGCGTTATCTTCCCTGTAACAAGATCTACCACGACACCCCATGCTGTCATTGCTACAGTCTTCGCTGCAAGCAACCCGGCTTCAACCTTATGTAAGGTGTTCCTGATAACAAGCAGCGCATTATGGAGTTTCTCCATGATGATAGCCTTGTTCACGGCCACCTGATAAGCAATGATGCCAGAAGTCAGCACAAGTAGGACTCTCCAGTTCTTTGTAATGATGTCAACAAGTGCAGACAGTCCTTTTACTGCCAATGCGCCAGTTGTGATAAGTTTGCTAGCCAAAGGCTGTAATTTCTGACCTAGTTCAATAGCAATCTCATGAAAGCCTTTTTTTGCCTTATCCAACTGAGCCTGCACGGTGTTATTCATAACATCGTATTCTTCGATAACCGATTTACCTTCTTCGTATGCCTTTGTTGCTCGTTCCTGATGTTTCCTGACATCGTCAATTTTATTAGCCAGTGTGGAAATAACACCAACGGCACGGGCACCATCCAGCCCCATGTCATCAAGCATCTTCATCATGACAGACGGGTCCTGTTTCCTGAGGTTATCAGCCAGAGCGAGGACAGCAGCGTTGGCATCCTCTTTTATGAGTTTCGTAAACTCCTTAACGTCTTTTCCTGCTATCTTGGCGAACTTAGCCGTGTCCGTCTGCATCTTGGTAAGCATATTACCAAATGCGGTAGCGGACATTTCATCACGGAGCAGGTTTTCATCCATGACGGCACCGAAGCCCATGATTTGAGCCTGTGTCAGTCCGAGAGACTTACCAAAGGCTCCTACTCTGGCAGTAAAGTCCACAAGGTATCCGGCTTTTGCTGCAGAGTTTTGTGCAAGCTCATTGATGGCAGATCCAGTCTTAAGCATTGCATCGCGAAGGCCATGAGCATCATCCTCTCCAAATGCCATTGCCAGTTTACCCACCTGGTCAATGGCTCCCTCTCCCAGGTCATCACCCAGAGAGACCTTAATCATGTTGGCTGCTTCAACAAACTCTTTAATCTTATCTTTAGATGTGATACCTAGTCGTCCTGCTGCTCCAGCCAACTCGTTCAGTTCCTCTCGGGACGTACGGGTGTCCATATTTTTGAACTCCTCGTTCAATTCCCTTACGACATCCATGGTAAGACCGGTATATTTGCGTGTGTCTGCCATCGCCTCTTCCATGTCTGCAAAGCTCTGAACACACTTGCGCACAGTCATGGTCAGTCCTGTAAGTGCAGCGAATCCTTGTGTAAGCACACCCCAGTTCCTGTTGAAGAAATTAACTGTACGCATCCATCTGCTTTGCGTCTCTTTCGACTCTTCATTGATGGCAGCGAGGCGCGTCTTCAGTTCCTTAAGTTGTGAGTTCATTCGTTTAAACTCTTCGGTGCCCTGTTCCGTCCCCTTCAGGTTCTCATTGAGGATCTTGATGGAATACTCAATGTCACGGACCGTTGACTTGTCGAGGTTCTTAAGGGTGTCGCCAACAAGCTTTGTTTCCCTGTTGACGGTGGCCATATCCTTATGCGCGTTCTTGATTTCCTCATCGTACTTGTCAATGGTGCGCACAATCTCCTTTTGCTCAGCATTGACTTCTTTGATTCGGGATTGTACCTGTTTCAGGCTGTCAGATGCTTTCGTGTAGTCTGGAGAGTTGGGAACAGCCTCCTGCATCTGACGCTTAAGCGTTGCCTCTGCCATCGCCAGTTCCTTAAGAGATGCAGTGTTTAGGTTGCCTAACACTCTGTTCATGTTCTGCATCTCTTCATTAAGTTGCTGCTGTTCCGTGAAGGTAGATTTAGTCTCATCACGAATGGCTGCAATCTGGGTTTTCACCTGTTGCAGTTTCTCAGTCAACTCATGGAAATACTGTGTGTTCTGCGGAGTTTTTCGCATTTCTGCGTTTAAGGTCTTCTCTGCCTGCTGCAGTTGGCTGAGGGTAGCCCCATCGAGATTGTCAAGCGTATCTATGATATTGTGTGCCTGTTTCTCCAACTGCCCCATGGCACGCTCGTTCTTTTGGATGAGCTTGGTCAGGTTGTTAATCTGCGTCTTACTTCCTTTCGCACTGATAAGGTCATCACGCTTTTTTATCCACTCCTCAGTTTCCTTGCGTAGCTGCTGGAGTTTGTTCCTTGCCTGTTCTGAGTTAAGTTTAACCTCAGTAACAAATTCTTGATAGTTTGCTGCCATAAATTCTCTGTTTACAGCGCAAAAATAGCATTAAGAATAGCAAGGTAAAAGTACAAAAAAGGGATGTGGTTTCCCACATCCCTCGCACGGATCTATAATTTCGCTGTTCATACCTTTGCTGTTATAGCATCGGCTTCAGCTTTCAATTTCTCCCAGCGTTCAAGATTACGTTTTGATGTTTCAAACTGAGCCTTACAATGACGATCAAACTCCTCTGGAGTCATACCCTTATATCTGCATTCGGGTTTCTGTCCTCCTGCTTTCACCATCAGGAAAACGATTATCCAGGTCAATATGAGTATCGTCAGAAACATCATAACTATCAATCCTTATGTTTTCACTGCAAATATAATGAATTTGTCTGAAAGAACCAAATAAATCTTTATTTTTTTAACTCGATATACTCAGAATAGACCAATTTTGTATGTGGGTTTTTACTGACTATCTCCTGTCGGATGGCTTTTGTTCCCCATCTGAAGAAAAGGAATCTTTTTGGCACCCGGTGAACAATCTGTAGTAAGGTGTCTATAGACTGTATATCCAAGTCAACCTTCCCACTGTCGATAATGCCATTGACCTTCACCCAAGGAGGATCTTTCCATGTGAACCATTTGATGGTATCGACAGAGACGAGATTGTTCTTAGGGACATAGATAATACTGTCTCTAAGAATCGTCTGTACTTTAATCTCGGTGTTTGTACCAGTCTGTGCTACGGCTTGCAGTCGTTTCACCTTTAGCCCCAAGTCCTTTGCCTCTTTGCACACTCCCTGGTAGTTCCTCTCCAGCTCATCATAGTTGAGTTGGAGCCGGAGTACAGAAGCGGCACTCTTGCCGGCTTCGGTCTCATACAGTTTGACCTCTCCCATCAGAGCCTCTTGGTTGCTATGGAGCCGTTTATTCTCCACTCCGCTCTCATAGAGACTTTTAGCCAGCCATGCGCTCAGCATTGCGAGCAGCAGACAAGTTATAAAAAGATACTTTTTCATTTTGTTTTGTTTATATAGTTAATAATTCCTTCAACATGGACCTTTACGACTGCTGCCTTTCCCTCTTCAGAAAGAAGATAGGCAACATCCTCTTTGTTGTCCTGGAAGAAATTCTCTGTCAGGACAGCCGGACAGTATGTTTTCCGAAGCACATAAAGAGCTGCCTCGTAATCAGGGTCTTTGTCGCTCCAGTCTGCACGAATGGCATATTTGTGTCCTTTAGGAAATGTGGCATCAGCAACCTTCCATATCTCTGTGGCCAGGTCATCAGCCTTCGTCTTGCCGGGTGACGTGAATACGCACCATCCACGGGCATCATGCCATTTGCCGTCCGTTCCAATTCCGTTGACATGAACGCTGACATACAGGCAGTTTGCCTTCCCGTATTTATTGCAGACAGCATTGACAAAGTTAGCCCTCCACTGCAGTTCCCTTGACTGCTCCTGCTTCCATGTAGCGCCCTTCATTTGGGGATTGGGCTGCAATGCAGCATAGTCAATCATCACAATAAAGCCTTTCTGCTCCAGTATAGGCTTTATCCTGTTGATAATCTCCCTGCTGTAGTAGCACTCCCTCAGCGTCTTATCTGGCGAGCATTTACCCGGAGAGGTAGCAAGATGCGCTGTACCTAATATAATAACCTTCATGATTCCTTGCCCTCCTCTTCTTTGATAGACTTCAGTTCCTTCCGGATCTCAGTCTTAAATTGTGACACTTGGTTCACCATGAAGGCGGCCACTCCGAAGATGGCGAGAGCACCACTGATGGCAATGCCGATGTAGGTATTTGTTCCTCCTGTGATGTCGTTGATGGTCAGGAAGGAAGTAAAAGCCAGTACGATTGCCGATGCTATCAATGCCACGGCAGCCATATACTGGATCCAGTCTTTGGTATTCTGTTTCATATGCCTTAATTAAAAACTATGCAAATGTAGTTCTAAACGAAAGGCTATAAAAATACGCTACCACTTGTGAGTGATAGCGTATTCTTTTGTACTCGGGTTTGTACCAACCTAAGACACCTAGCCTTCTGTGGTAAGCCATCCATTGACTATACGTTTTGCTTCCTCGCAGAAAGCATCGTACTTATCCCATTCCTCTGCATAACGTACGGGGTCATTCTGGTGATGTCGATGGATAGCCATTTCCTCTGAGAGAGGATAGCGTGAACGGATGATAGCATTGACTATCTCACCTCTGTTGGTAGAGTCGCTGCATTCCATGATGGTACCGCCATCCGTTAGTTGTCCTTCATACTGATAGCCGGTATAAGGTTCAACGGCTGACTGCCCGTCTGCAACTTCCGGCTGGTAGTCCTCGATGACTGTTTCATTGAGGTAGCCGATGATGTGGTTTGAGTCGTACTTCTCATAAGTACGTGGCTCGCGGTAAACTGCTTTGTTCATATCTATGTGAATTTAAAGAATGTCTGTCCATTTTTGCCTTCGAACTGCTGTATAACTGTTGGACTCGGCAGGTCAGCAACAGAAAAGTCATTGACTGCCTGATCTATTAGTATCTTAGAGCCAGTGAAGGAATAGAACTCGGCATCTTCAAGCATCGGGTTCCCATCCTTGTCTTTCCGCTTCTCGAAATCATATTTCTCATATTCCTCTCCGTGTTCGTCTCGGAGTTCAAATGTCTTGATGATTTTCTTGAATCTAATGGCGAGAACTTTACCAGGAACTGTCTTAGTGATATCCTGATTGATACCTTGGGAATCTGGCACAGTTACGGTCACTCTCGTTTTCTCAATTTTTGAATCATCGATTTTGTAGTCAAGCAACAAAATCTTGTGGTCCCAGGAGCCGTAAGGCGTTTTACCCCCCCCGTTAACATTGATTAACATTCTGCAAATGCTCGAAAATTTGACCTTCTGGTCTGAAGTCATACCTTCAAACGGTGGTTTGATACGGTGTTTTTTGATAATCTTTCCTAATGATTTTTCCATACCTATGCTTTTGAATAAGTGAATACAGTTCGCATGTTTGGCATATCCGAAGCGTGAAGCCTGGTTAATGCGTATCTGTTCCTCGTCAAGTCCCTTCTTCCGGAGTTTAGCCACATGCTTGCAGAGTTCTTTTTTATTCCGTTTTGCAAGTAGCACTCTGTCATGAAAGAAGACATATCCGCATATCCGGATACCCATATAGGTAGGTCTCACGTTATAGTCTGTATTGACGATAACATGATAGTCACGGGCAAGTATCATTATTGAAATCTCCTTTGCTATATGGGTAAAGGTCTTGTCTTCATGACGGATAATGATTCCATCAACGAAGCGACAGTAAAACGGCAACCCTTCACGGGCGAAATCCCGGAATCGGTTACTGAGATATTCCACACCCTTAGCAAGTTCAGCCATATCATCCGGACTTTTGGCAGACATCATCTTGTCACATACATATCTGTTTGTCCAGTAAGCAAGTTTCTCTGGATCCTTGGCTATGTCAAAGAACCGCAGTGCCTTTCTGTCGAAGTCAGCAAGGTATATCTGTCCCAGTATCTGTGATATCTTTATCCCAAGCGGAGCACCATTGGGATAACTGTCTATCACCTTGTCAATAAAGGCTCGTAATTTGCCAGGTTTTATTTTCCGGGCAACTTTGTCTTTGAGGATGGCATGATCCATCAATGGGAAGTAATGATGCGCGTCCAGATGCACATAGTACATCTGTTTCCCCTGCGGATAATTGAACAGCTCATTACGAAGATGCTTAAGCAAGGCATGAGTTCCCATCTTGGGACGTACAGCCGGTGACTGCCATGCTATATAGTCATATAGTGCCTTCTCATATGGTAGGATGGCTGCTGCCTCTATCACATGATCATGCACAATGGTTTTTGCCAGGACTCTCCGTTTCCTCTCAAAGACCACCTTCTTTGTATAAGGGGCAGGCTGCCAAGACTCGTCAATAAGCTGCTGAAGGACAATCTGAACATTTGTGTCCAGATTCTCTTCATACTCTTTGACGGTACGCCTCTTGTGTTTCTGGTCGCTGTAGTTCTCAAACGCCTGTCTGACATTGGCATCCGTTTCAGCCTCGCCCCTGTCACGTATTCTACGCATACAGGGTCGGATAAGTGGAATAAAAAAACGGGATCTTTGTCGGGGTCAGAAATCGGGATCTAATTGTGTCGATTGGCAAATCTGCTATATTTGCCGATGAGTATGACGCTCACCATCAGGCTACGAGTCTCGTCATCATCTCTCGATATGTTTTTCCGATGGGAAAGGCTCACTCCTATCTCGTTGATATAGTTGAGGAACGCCCCGTAGTTCACATTGGCATTCGTGGGCGCATTGTTACCATTCAGCGCACCAGAGCCAGCTTCGGCACCATTGTTCGCATTGCTGAGAGCAGCAAGGGCACGAAGACCGGGGACAAGGAGTTCTACCTACTTTCTTACGAAAGCGGTGGCAAAGATACTAATTTTTGTTGTAACAGCAATGTCAAAGAGCGAATTTTTAATATTAAATTACAATTGAAATACTATATTACTATAGAAATTTTCGCTACGCGACCTTGCCCTGACGGGCAAGGTGGGCGCTTTCGCGCCCGGTGTACCTTGCTTCGCCTTGGTTGCGTCAGCCAACATAGAATGCCTGAGTATCCCAGTTTGCTGCTGCTTCGCAGAGGAACGCCCCGCAGACCACATAGGCAGACGTGGGCGCATAGTCACCACGCAGCGCACCAGAGCCAGCTTCGGCACCACTGAGCGCACTGCCGAGAGCAGCAAGGGCAAGAAGACCGGATGTAGCACCGTCGCCATAGAATCCGTCTGGCCAGTATGTAGCAGTGCTACCACCAAACTCCAGCGGATAAAGTGCGAGGTTCTCAAGATTCATCCTCTTGGGATAGCTCCATCCGCTGTTTGATGGCGGAATCGTACCAATCTTCACCATGCCGTTCAGGTCTGTCGTTGCTACACTGTCTTCATTCCAAATGCGTTTGATATACACATCCTTTGATTTGTCGCTCAGATTGCTCAGACGTATTCCATGCAAAGGTGCCCAAAGGTAATGATAGAAGTTGGGGAGTCCAAAGAACATCGGAATGTTCCCAATGGTAAGGGTGGTGCCATCATCTTTCTCCACATCCAGGGAGAATACGCCCAGCGCATCACCCATTTCTGCCAATGCGTCAATGTCTATTGTCGCATATTGTGAGCCAAATTGTGCATTGACATTATCGACACCTGTTCCCAATCCACCTTGCGGACAGCCGTCAATGGTCAGAGTAGAGTTTCTGGCTGCCTGAATATTTCTGTTATGGAAATAGATTCGCATAAGGGCCCCAACCATGAATATCCAGGAATGCCAGTTAGCAGCCCAACGGTCACCGTTCTTTGCTGCTGCAGTCTGATAGGTGTTGAACGCGATATTCACAACCGGCTTACCACATTGTGTATTCCATTTATCGTCAAACGAAGCATCGTTCTTACCGCCTCGATACTGAGCATTACGGTTGGCATAGCTAACAAGGATGTTATTCGTCCGATCCATGGTAGCCCAACCACGGGAACCAGAGGCGACAGGTATCAGATAGTTATAGACACCAGAAATAGGACTGGTAGCATAAGCCTCGTAGTAATATTCTTCATCTTCCCACTTCGCATAGTAGAACGGTACGCCCCATCCCCATTGGTAGTGTCCCATCGAGCCGTCAAGCTTTGCCTCTCCACCACTTTCAAACTTGAAGTGGTTGGTTGAAGACAACTTCCGTCTGGAGTGGTCATTTTGCACAAGATAGCCGCCCAACTGGAGAATATTCTTCATGTTGACGATCATGTCAATCTCGCCAAACGGCTCACCCTCTGGAGATGCGCTGTCCTTACGCCAACGGGCACCACCGTATTTCGTTGTTCCAGTCAAACGTCCAAGCGGTATCTTTCCTGTTTTCTTTGCTACCGGGTCATACGCCAGCAGGCGCACACCATCGTTGTAATTGGCAAAATCTTCGATTTGCTCAATCGGTTTGTTTTTAATTTCGTCACTCATAATATTATCAATTTATGTATGAAATCACTTTGTAATGAAAACTCGGATATGCAGATATTAGGAGTTTAACGACATCTCCTTGTTCCATCGGCCAGTTGTATGAATTATTGTTCCCATCCAAGACACCGTCTAAATAGAATCGTTTTGTTCCTTTCTCTGCTATGATTGTCACCTCGTATGCAAAGTATTGCGGAAGTGTGCTATATCCGAACTGGCGTTGAATACTTGCCTTTGTAGGTAAAGTGATATGGTAAGAACTGGCACAACAGAAATAGAACACATTATGCTGCGAGAAATCTATTGAATATGAACTGGCGTTGAAATAGATCCTGGCACATTCATCACCATAGACAGCCGGTGCCCTCAGCACGGCATCTGATTTAATGCCGTAGTTCTTTGTACCGCCAGTGACACTTATCAGCAAGCCGTAGTTAGCCTGGTCAAAGCCATAACTTCCCCATTGGTTATTTGCCTGATTTACTATTCTCCCTGCAGCAGTAAAGGCACCTCCTGCTGTAGCCGGTATGACATCGTTTCCGAACATCACGTATGCTTTGCTGCCGCCAACACGGAAGAAATCCTTGTATATTGAGAGGTAGCCCCATGTGTTGTCGTTCTTTGCTGCAGCATAGCCGATGTGGTTGCTGTCAATTTCAAAGCCTTCCGCTTCACTTCCTATGCGACCTCTTTCCATATTGATAGTACCCGTGATCTCCGCATTGGTAGCACGGAAAAGGCCTGTGAGGAAGTTGATGAAAAGGTTCGGGACAAACTTGGCGGTGTCCGTTGGATTATTGAAATCGAAATGAGTATAGGCGGTTTCTTTATCCTCACTATTCTCATTGATTGTACGCCCGTTGTACTTTCCGAACTGGCTTATCATAAATGAGCCAGAGAAGATGGCTGCTGCCAACTTCCCGAATTCCGCCATGACTATTTTCGCAAATACGATCTCTTGCTTTTCAATCAGTTTCCACACAGAACTTGATGTTGACGGAATACCACCCTTGTTGCTGCCAATATTACGAAGATACCAGTAGTAATCATTATGGAAAACGATGGGACAAGAATCTGCAGTACGGGTATAGGTAGTGTCCGCATCCCAGACACCAGCCATATAAGACATAGGACCGGAGAGACCGGCATCCCCCTTATCTCCCTTGTCACCTTTATCTCCCTTGTCACCTTTGTCTCCCTTGTCTCCCTTGTCGCCTTTCTCGCCTTTGAACTCTCCCAGGTCAAGCCAGTAGGACTCTGTGGCCATCCAGATATGGTTATCTGTCTCATTCAGGTAGGCATCCCCTTCTGATGGGACTGACGTACCCCATCCATGACCGTAATAAGTTGCAACCGTCAATGGATCCAAGAGGTAAGGTTTCCCTTGAACGATATTAGATGTAGGTAGCGTGCTGACATGAGCGGCAGCGTGACCTTTGATGATAAAGCTGGTGCCATCGGCTCCGTCCTTACCGTCTTTGCCGTCTTTTCCGTCTTTGCCATCCTGGCCGTTCCTGACGATGGGAATATCCAGCATGGCAACGACACGCACACCAGTCTCTTCATACATTTCTATATGAAGAGCCTGCACGTCATCCTCATTGATCGCCTGATCCATCTGCGCGGGACTCACCCAATAAGGAAGTACAGTGTCTTGAATGTAGTTTCCGTTGTCAGAAATCCATGCCACCGTAATCTTGTTACGCATTATCTGAGGATTACCAGAGCCTACCATTTTGTAACCATAGACATAGAAATCCTCATCGTATGTGTTTCCTTCTGAGTCAACAGAAATAGAACTTCTGTCGGCAATCATATAATATGATATGCCGTCAGCGCCTTTGTTCCCGTCTTTAGGAGCAGCTATCAGGGGTTTTACCGTTGTAATCATTACTTAAACGCTTCTATTCTTACATTGATACCACCATACCTCTCTATATTCTCATAGGTAAGGGCATTCACCGATATATCTGTAATAACGGAGCCGTCAGACCTTTTGAGTAAGGTGTATGTAAATGTCCAACCTGCAGAGATCTCTCCACTGGAGCGGTCATACACCTTCGGGTTGAAGGTTGCCGTTTCTCCTACCTTCACCGCATCACCTACGATGTTGCACCCGTCTTCGATATAGAAAGGATCATGGATGTCCGTTGCCTGGAACACCTCATAGTACTCTTTTCCTCCATAAGTGGCTACACAACGGAATTCTTCAACACCTTCCACTGCAGCATTAAACACCTTGAACGTGTTGGAAGTAATTTCCGTAAGCCCGGCAACGTGGCTGACATTCTGCCACACACCGTTAACGAGACGTTGCCATGCATAAGTTACGCCACTGGCGACTGTCTGCCCTGCCAGTTGCAGGTTGGCAGTATATTTAATCCAGTCGTTATCATTGGAAAGGACGTTGTCACCGATGCCGTTTTCTCCTTCAACAGATATCAGTACCTTATAGGCATCGCCTACCGAAGCCTGAATAGGTATCAACTGTTGGCAGACAAAGTTCTTTCCCTTGTATGTACTGCTATAATAGATGTATTTATCCGTATAGTCAGTCTCTGTTGCCAGGTTTCCTTTAATCTTCAAAGCCGGGAAGGTGGAGCCGTTGAGTGTAACGCTTGTTACCTCGAACAGGCTGGCGAATTTTGCCTTCACCGCACCATCCTGCAGAATAGCACCTTCATCACTGATGTTATTGTAATACCACTGTTGCCCTACTGACTCTGGAACGAGTATCCTTCCGAGTTTACTACTGTAGGGCTGTGGGAAAAGCGTTGCCGGATGTTGCGTGAAGTCTGTCGCGACAACTGTTTTTGTTGTAGGGTTGAAATACTGGTGCAAGCCATAGCCTGCATCGATGCGCACACCCATTGCCGGTGTGATTGTATCGCCATCCTCATAGGCGTACAGATGATGTATTGCAGAAACACTGTTCATATCACTTAAGTTTGTTTATATACTCCTTTGCCTGTTTCTCGGAAACCTCGACAGAACCACTGGCTATAGCTCTTTCCAATCCAAATGCGGCCAGATCTCCGGCTGTAACGATATAACCATTTTCTCCGCCCTTACGGAATTCGGTTAGGTTTAACTGCTCTGCCAAGAGCGATGGAATGAGATAATATTTCATGTCTTGTTTGAATTATATGTTATACCTCTCTTTCTGATGTAGGAAACTGTGCTGTTATCAGATCCTCTTCATCGCCTGCGAGAAGGCTGCCGTCTTCCAGTTCTATTGGAAGGTATGCGGACAGCTCCCTGCAGAGAACTCCGAACTTAGGCTCTGCCGTTGCCATGTCTGCACGTTGCACTATCGCCTCTTCACCATAGGCGACAGACTTCCATTCTGCATTGCCTAGAGCGAAGAAAATCTCGATATCAAAGTAACGGCACGGGCTAGCGATATCACCTTGCCTGTTCGTAACTACAACCTGCGCTGCAGCCTTTGTGTCATCGACAAAGACATATTTTCCCTGCATCAGTTCTATGCGCTCTTCCCATTGACCGTACCACCTGCGCAAGAGGATGGAGTAATACTTTTGCTCTGAGGGCTTGGCTATAGGGTACGCCAGCACACGGATGACCGCTCTCTGAAGGTAGTCCTGGTCTATGGTAATGCCTTTGGCATCCTTGCCGGCAACATACCATAAGGCTGACTCCGGAATATCAGTCCAGTTGTCGCCGTCAAAGTATTGCCACTGATAGATGCATAGTTCATCAGGAAGGTCATTATCTCCGTTCATGAGTTGTGCCATGATATTAAAGCGTCCTCTGTTCTTGAACGGGGAGAGATCCATTTTTGAGGGAGCGTCAACCTTCAGGCTTACATTCCATATTGCCTCGCCAACCGTTGACAGGTCTTTAGACCAGGAGAAAGGCTGTACTTCATTTCTGACAGTATTGACATAGTCAGCCTTAAACTCCAGATGTACGAGTTCCGACACCGCCACATTACGCATGAACGTAAGGGCATGGGTGTTGTTGTCGATAGTATAGTCTTCATCCTGCTCCAGCGTCACTTCCACACCGTTATTCCATGCCTTCACCGTCCAGATACAGTTAACCAGCCTTGACGAATACTCCCCATCAGGAATGAGTTTGTCAGGATCTGATATGGTCAGTTGAGGTTTCAGAAGGTATGGAGTCAGTTCACGGTTAGGGATGAAATTCCCCGTGATGGTGTCATATTTCTGTATATATGACCCACCAAGTTCCAGCATTTGGAACGCATACGACAATGGGGAATGGACTACATGTCCTTTGGCTTCTCTTATCTTCATCTTACATTACTATTGAATATTCTGCTGAATAGGTTTCACCGTCTGGGAAAGTGACGGCACATATAAATCCGACACGGCTGCCGGCTCTCCATGTAGAGGGAAGGTCTGTCGTGGAGTCAATGGTGAGAGTCAACCCCTGCGAACCTGAGGGATGCTTAATATTCCATGCGGTATCACCGTCCGCATCATCCGACTGGCGCATCCATGTGATGTGGTTTTTACCAATCTCCTCTTCGGTAAGACGCATCTCCGCATTATACACATTGGCGATAAGATCCGTAGTCCAGTCTGTACCGGCACGGAACCAGTCGCCTTCTGTGCTATAGATATCCACAGACATGTTTTTGCCACCTATCAGGCAAACCCATTCCGTGTTATTGAAACGTGGCGGAGTGCCGACTGTTGCTACAGAAACTGCGCACTGCCACAGACAACCGCCATGCCATACACGGTCCGAGAAATAGCCTTTTGCTGTTGCATCATATCCATGTATATATACGCCATCCTCTTTCCACTGTCCTTTATCCCTGGCCGTGTACTGTGGGTTGCCCTGATAGTCTATCCGGATGATGTCCTCAACGATTAGACCACGAGCGTAGATATATGGCTGTCTGGCATTGATAGGCAGATCTCTCAGACAGTCCATCTGAGGTGGAATACCGAGGAATGCACTGATGTTCCTGTCATCAATGATAGGAGCATCGACACCCTGCAGGAACAGGAACGTACCATCAACGGAAGAGACGAAGAAAGTCTGTTGGCGGTTCGGGTCAATAGTGTTACCCCATCGTATCGACCTCGACGTTTCCTGTGGTGGGTAGTTCACGCCACCAGGCACATCAGCATTGTTGTAGAGTGTGACGGTGCAGGTGTTCTCTTCGAGGTTGACAGACTCCACGCGCATCCATGAGGTGGTATAGGTCCTGGCAACATCAAGGTTGTTGGTTGCGCATTTCAGGATATCGTTGACATGGAAGGTTACCCTGTCATTGTCATGCATCTTCCGGAAGGTCAGTTTGTACTCACCGAGGTTGACATGTTCCACCTTCTCGATGATACCTCTGTCCGTGAAGTAGGTATCTCCTTCCAGCACATTCTGATGGTTGAACACCAGTTCATTAAAGATAGCTGAGCCTTCCACCACGATACGACCGCAACGAATAGAGCCATCCGGATTAAGCCGTATATTGTGCGACTCTCCAACTACTGCACCTTTAAGCAGCGTCAGCAGATAGGCTGTCTCATCATCACGGTCTTTCCGAATGAAGGGAGCATCAATAAGGTACTCCAGCAGCGAGAGGAAGGCATTGCCGACACGAGTCGCGGTGTTCGCATACATCTTGCGCTCATCACGAATCGCCTCAAACATTGTTCTCAGTTCCTCTATCGCTGCTGTCGTTACCATCGTATGAAAAAAATTTTTAGTTCACCACAAAATTACAACCCTCTGTACCGGCATAAAAATACATCAGAGATTGCGCACTAATCCCTTACTCTCGAAGATGTCCTGCAATGCCGTTGCAATGAGTCCATTGTATGCCTGGCCGTAATAACTTGCCTCAAACTCAGCGAGTCGCATCACGCTGGAATAGTATTTACGTGAAAACCAGTCACGTTTCTTCCTGTGCTTTTTGTTCGTTTTCCAGTCCTTCAGAAATTTCAGGTCACCACCATTATTCCTCTTGTAGCCATTGCCGACTCCGGCAGCCACATAGATTCCATATTGAAGAAAGCGGTGTTCTATCGTCTGGCTTTTGATTGTGCCAGCAACGGAACGATACAAGGCACCTGTGTCATAGATGCCAAGTTTCAGCATCCTCTCTCTCCAGTAAGCCGACATCTCACGTGTCCAACCCTCTTCATATTTCCGAAGGTCATTCTCACTGACTGGTGGTTGTATGCTATTCGTCCCATTCATCTTCGTCATACCTTAAATCTTCAGGAAGGTCGTTCTCGATCATAAAATACAATCCCGTTGCTCCGTTGAAAGAGTACCGTCCCAATTCCTTGTAAAGCACTTTGTCAAGATTAAGGTAGTACATAGCCTGCCCATAGACCATTTTCGCCTTATCACGTATCATCCTTGAAAGGAACTGCTTGAAAATCTTACGGCAGAGTGCCATACTTTCCTTGCGACTATCAGGGTCATTATACCTCACGCCTGCCAGAACCCATACAGTATAGACAGACTTCGTGAACCATCCGGGCTTGTTATTATGCACATTGTTGTCTGTCATGTCGTCAATGACAATGAAATTCTCCTTCTTGCGGTACTCAGACATGATACCCTCGATATTGTCAGGACCGGAACAGAAAACCGGCACGAAGCCTTTAGACTTGCAGAGCCTGTTTTTCCCGGCAAGTTGCTCGAAGTATGCCAATGGGTCAAAATTTGCTTCTTTTTTTAACATGTCCTTCTGTTTATGTTAAGAAATCAACTATTTTTTGTCATATTTCTTTCTGAATTCCTCTGCCTCACGCGCTTTCTCGTTCAGTTCTGTCAAGGCACGAAGACATGGTATCTGTTCCACCAGTTTCTCCTTCGTCACATCCCCGTCTGTTAATGCACGCAGTTGGGCATTGGCAATCTGAAGGAAACTGATATTCTCACTATATGCATTGGCTGGTCTGAAGAAATGAGGGAACATCTTTCCGAAGAAAGACTTGATATATGAGAACCAGAAGAAAACTGCAGTCTGTTCCGTCTCATCGACATTCATCACTGCCGCATTTCCTTCCTCATCCCTATACAGAAGACCTGCCAGCTTATTGATATACTGTCTGTCCTGGCTGGACATGAACATCTGGTAATATTGTTCCATGCTCAGATAGTCCATGAAGGGCACATCCTTCAAAATCACATCGACAGCATGAAAGCCCTGGATGCGCTCCAACCTCACACCCATGCTCTCATACGTGTCGATGTAGTCAAACTGATGGATAAGGCTTTGTATCTGCCATGCCTTGATTTCAAAGAAATGGCGTTTGCCCTTGCCATCATTGCGGATATAGCAGTAAGCTCCGTCAGGCAGATGTCTGACGACCTGGATGCCCGTAAAGCGAAGGAACATATAAGTCTTGACCTCTTCCACGGTATGGAAGTGGGAAAGCAGAAAGAACACATACCATAGTTGGTCCTGTGTGAGTTCTCTCCATGACTGAGGTGCTTTCAGGTCAAGTCCCTTATCCCTGGAATATGAACATCCCGGAGTCCTTAGTATTCTCATAGCCCTTGAAATGATTGTATTGGTATGCTTCCGAGTCTTTGTACTTCGGATAAGTATCAATATCGCCTTCCAGCGTGTTCATCAAGCGGTGGAAGTATATCTTCTCTGCACTTTTGTTACCGCAAATGTGCAGTCCTATGAGCTGCTGGATAATGGTGACCACCTTTATCTCTGCAGCAGTCAGCGAGTTCGCAGTGAGGTGTTCCAGTAGTTCATCGGCAAGAGCATCCCCGATGTGCTTGCGGATGAAGCCGTCTGCCTCCATGATATACGGCTGTGCCAGTCGCCAGTCGTTGATGATGGGGGATTCTTTGCCGGCATACTGCGCCAGAAAATCAAAATGCCAGAAAAGGGTCTGCACCAATTGTTGCCGTATGGACTGATTGCCCCAGCCGGATACCTTGAACAGTTCCGACAGCAAGTTACAATAATTGCGCTGCGCCTCGATGTCAAGTTGAGACTTCAGGGCATCGGTGCGCATCTTGCTTGCCGGTGCTGTGTCCTGAGTGCTGACAACACCGAAGCCGGTAGAGGTCAGTACCACGTCAAGGCTGCGGAAGTTCGGGAGAAACGCACGGAAGCAGATCTCACCCTTTACGAGTCTGGCAAGCTGCCCGTTTGTCTCTCCCGACAAGGCATCCATACCTACGCTACCTAAAATATTGTTTTCCACAAAAACAGCAGCGTTCTCGATATACGATGAAAGCATATCAAAGACATCACTGTTCTTTGTCGCAGCAACAGGTATTGCCGCTTCAAAATCATTCTTCGTCACTTCTATTGTTGCCATTGCCATTCGGTTTTACGGTTTTCTTCTCTTTGTTCTCATCAAGCGTTGTCAGCACCACCATAGGCACGTCAACATCTACCTTCTCTTCCCATCCGTTGAAATACAGCAGCACGAGATATGGCTGCAGCAGGATGTCATGGAAAGCGGTCTCGCATGCCTGTTTCAGAAGGAACAGTTCACGCTTGTCTGATCCGCTGTTATTCATCGAGGACTTGCCAGGCACGGCACCGACAAGGTTCGGATGGATGTTGTCACCATAGCAGATAGAGTTGGCTGCTTCCTGCACATCATCTGACCAGTCGCCACCTTCTTTCTTACCACTTTCCACGTCATAGATGCGCACCATGCGCACCTCTTTGCCACTGGCAGGTTCCACATAGTAACCCGTCACCCATGTCTTGCCGATATTCTCGTTGCCGGTGATAAACGCCTCGATGTTGTGCTTTTCCAGCTTCACGCGCTCCTTGCGCTTTGTAGGATCTGTGATGCCTTCCTGGTCACAGAGGTTATCCCAATAGTCTTTGTGTACCTCTACCTGAAAACGCGGAGGTGCGCTGTTGCGTATCTTCGCACGTTTGCCTTTGCCTATCAGTTCATAGATATCATACCAGGCATCCTTGAAGATGGCTGCATAGAACGGTATAGGGTAATACTGGAACCCCGGTGTGGGGAAGCGTGTCAGGATGGCAAACTTACGGTCACGGGTAGCACGTCCGGCAGGGTCAGAGGCAAGAGGCTTGCGACACTCACCTGTCTTTGGGTCAGGGTCAAGACCGAGACGGACGCGCAGATCACCCCAGGGGTCTGTCTCATCAAGCAATGGTATCACCTCTACAGAATCATCCTGCACATGGTTTTTCCAGTTACCAAAGAAGACATGGTTGATACGTCCCTGTTCATCGGCTTTCTCGAAGCGGCAATAGCAGCTCTCCTTGTGCCGCATCTGCACGATATGGCAGCCTTCTTTGTCAAGGATGATACAGGTCACCGTGAAGAAAAAATACTTCATATCCATGCACTGCTCTACGAAGAAACGGTTGAGCGAGTTGCGGAACTGGAACATCTTGATTTCCTTGTCAGTGGTTTTCTTCTCGGTCTTAGGGTCAAAGAAACGGACTCCCTGCCCGTAGCAGGTGAGGACATTGAAAAGTTTGTTCTGGCTCATCACCATGTTCTCGCCCACCTTGTCAATAATCTCGTATGGCAACTGGTCATCAGAGCCAAAGGGAACGTACATGTATTCCTTGCCCTTAATCACCAACGTTTTGTAGTTCGTGATACCGTCATCGTCAAAAATGGTGCTGCTGTTCTCGCTATACTCCGCATTGGCGGAAGTATGATCAGAGAAACGGCCAGGCGTGAAGCCAACACCACCAACGGCATAGACCTCTTTATCGCCATTTGTGCCTATTCGTTCTAATTCTGCTTTTCTATTTTCCATTGCTACAGATATATTTCATGTCCCATAAACTCAAAGATACAGATGTCCCGTACTTCCCGGATCTGTCTGTTTTGCGGATTGATGAGTTTGTGTGTTCCACCCCTCCAATGGCCGCTTTTGACAAGCCATCCTTTGTACTCTATGATATCGCCTGTTGACAACTTCCAGCACCGAAGGTTGACAGTCTGACTGCGTATGGCAGCAATGTCAAGCTGCTTACGCATTTCGTTGATATGTATCGGTTTCTTTGCCATCAGTTGAAGGTGTAATCAAAGGTGTTATCGAATATTCGTCCGGCTCGCTGTATATCCACCACATTCTGGTTTCGCTGCGCATAGCGGTATGAGAACGTGAAGTGTGGCAGGTCATCATCATCATTGCTAACCTCGCTTTTGCTGTCCGACAAGGCGACTTCCTTTCCGATATTCGGGCTGCCATTATAGAAGTTTACGACACGCACATAGGAAGACCTGAACAGATCATCAAGCCAGTTTGCCATGGCGACATTGAGGAAGCCGGTATCTGCCTTGAATGTGCGTGTCTCCTCAATATCATAGTTCTTCAGGATGCCGTCAATATAGGTGTTGTTACGTTTATACGAAGGCGAAACCTTGTGTGTGCCGGTGCAATAAACCAGTTCCTCACAGCCAAAGGAGTTTTCAAAGATTAGGATTGGCGCACAGTCCGGAGCGTCCAGATCCATGACAAACTCCTGATATCGCTCACCGGCTCTGGCTGTAAAGCCAATAAGTTGTTTATCTGCCGTCTTGAAGCGATCTGGAGAGACATCAATCGTTGTGTATCTGCCGTTTCCTTGCACGGCAGGCGGTGTAAAGGTCGCGGTGGTGCCATCTGCATATTCGGCAATGACTGAAGCCTGGTCAGTACCGAGGTAGTGCAGGAACTCCAGTCTGCCTTCTGCTGTGATCTTCCTTCCGAGAAGGATGCTGAGGAAGTGGTTACTGCAGAAGGTGTCTGCATCAACGGCTTCGCTGTTGGTATTAAAGTCAGCCTTACAGTAGATTATTGTTGCTGACAATGAGGAACTGCCACCAGTGCCGGTAGTGACATTCTCACGGATACTGATGGCAAGCGACACCACCAGCGACTGCCGGGCGTATGGTGTCACCAGGTTAGACAGGTCTCGAAGTTGTATCTTCCCACCGACAGGAAAAAGCGTCTCATTGTAGAGCTGCTGCCCGTCACAAGTCATGGTGACTCCTGCGCTCGTTCCGGATATGGTAAACTCCACATCAGGAATGGTGCATGAGAAATACTTGCCGGATATGCTTTTTGTTATATTGAGTGCCATACGTTTTATTTATATGGCAAAGATACAAACAGCACCATCTACATAAAAATACGGTGCCGTTATCACCACGACAACGACACCGCCCAATGTAAAAAAATGTTTCCTATCTCATTCTCCACATCTGCCAGATGGGACTACCGTCATCATCTTGCACAAGCAGATAGCCACTCTGAAGCATGTAGTCCACGATGACCTCATCAGTAATCCTCAGCGTAGGAAGTAGATCATCCTGCACCTGCAGAGTGGTTTTCTTTTCCTCAACCGTATGTGTCATGTCCTGGAACACCGGCTGCCGGGTGGAGAAATAACTATCAAGCACTGCCTTCTCAATGTCACTTGCTTTATATTCTTTCTTATTCATAATCTTTACTCCTTTACGTTTTCTAAGATGGTTTGAAACTGCTTGCTCAGTCTTCGATATGCGCGGACCAAGTCAACAACCTGTTCACTCTTCTCTGGATACTGCTCAGAAAGAAGCATGTCTATGCTGTCTTCCATAAGTCGGATATTCACTTCCAGTTCGTCTTCCTTACAAAGAACACTCACGGCTTCCAGAGCCTTGCTATTTAATTCTATTTTCATAGCGCACCTCCTCCCAGCCATTCAGCCACTCCACAAGCCACAATGAGCAGCACACAAGCTGCATGGGCTAACAACACTTCCTTGTGGGTGAACTCCTCACCGCACAAGACAGAGAAAGTCTTACTCCTGGCACCAAGCCACTCTTTACAGTTCTTTACAATACTTTCAACTCTGGAAAGCATTGAGGGCTGAACTTGCCCGAATCTAATTGTCTGTTGCATATTACCATTCTTTTAGCAAACCAGAATCCGACTGGTGCGGAGATACAGAGAAACGGCTGCACTTCCCGTTGCTAAAAGAATGGTGTTTCACCCGAAGGGCAATTCATTCACGAGAAGGCAGCCGTCTTATCAATCGGACTGGACGTTAGGATTGCTCCCTCAGGTCTCAATACCCTTTTACGTCTTCCTTTGTTTCTGGCATAAAAAAGGCTCACGCCTCTTGGCTGAGCATTGACCGATGCCCTGCGGAGTGGACTACCACCATTCTTTTAGCATTGGCAAAGGTAAGAAGAAAATCCCGAACTTCCAAAGAAATTCGGGATTTTTTCAGTTTTTATATTCTTTTATTCTGTTTCCAGCCCATTCAAGTGCATATTCCAGTGCAGGTTTATCGTCTGAATATGCAATATCTTTTTTAGGTAATGGCTCCGAACCGGCACCAAAAGGGTGTATCATTGGAGCTATTGATATATCTGACTTATTACAACAATAAACAAATCGCCTTATAAATGCTTCTGCGCCAACCAACACCCTACTTTCAAAAAAAACTTCATACCTTTTCCAAAATTCAGGAAAAGTAGGAGCTTCATTAAGGCTATTCAAAATTTCTTTGGGAATCTCTTTTAATAGTGCCTTAGATAAAGGCTTTATAGGTTTCAGATATGATTGATGCATATCTATAACATGAAAATCCTCTACTTTTACAAGTCCTATTTCATAACAGGTTCCAGAATTCACATTTAGGGTTTTCAAACAGATAGAAACAAAATTACCATATTTTAATTTTTCAGCCAACCAACTTGTATCATGCATATAATTATCCATGTCGTTAATCACAACATATTGTGACACCTGTATGTCAACAAGTTCTTTAAAATCAATATCTGTATCGATATTGTATTTAGCTAATAAAGCTAATTCTTCTTCGCTAAATTTAGCCATTTCCATATTTTTTCTCTTTTCATGCTGCAAAGATACAAAAAAAGTCCCTAACCGAGATGGTCGGGGACTATAATAATTGCGCCCGTAGGCGACGGGCGACTTAGTCTTAATAAGGTCAATGATAACCTCGCCTAAATATTTTCCGCAGCCCTGCGGATGCGATTAGAAAGATCAATGAGGGCACCACGCATCTGTTCTGCCTCTTCAGCATTGAAACCGCCAGAGCCACCATTTCCATCAATACCATCCATTTTATGGTAGAACCAAGAAGAGGACCTCTGGAAATAGGTGTTGGCAAATTCTCGCCATGACACACACATCAGGATATCTTTCACTTTCTTTTTCATGTCGGTTACAACAACCGGGCTTGTCATTACTAATTCCATTGTTTCCATATCAGAACTTCTTTAAATATTCAAAATTTGTTTTCAGATGCCTTCCCCATTTCTGAGGAAGGCTTTTCATTAGAGGTATGGCTGCCGTAACATGTTATCAAACAGTTGTTGCGCAAACCAGAGCAATTCGGGATAGCCATCGGGGAAAGACTTGTTGTAGTTTCTGATAGACTCTATAAGTTCTTTTTCTTCTGGCGTTACTTCAATCCATTCTTTTTCTTGTTTCATATATCATTATTTAATTAAGACAATGCAAATGTACTACAAATTTTCGTACTACCAAAATTTTACTACGATTTTTTGTAGTAAAAGACCTATTTTTAACATTCCACAGGCATTTGTCAAGAAAATGCCTACCTCTTTACCCTTCAATTTCCGAATGTAGCACAAAGAAAGAAATTGAAGGGAAATTTTGAAAAATGGCGTAAGCAACATAGGAAATCGGGCAATTTTTTTAGAGCGAAAGCCGAATCTGAAAGAATTGCCCCACCGATTTACGGCATTTTGCAACAATTTTGCACGGTGTCGTTTTCGCAAATCGCTGATTATGAAAGAATTGGCGATTTGCGAAAACGACAAGGCGAAACTTGCTGTTTCGAGACCCCCCACCGCCCTCTGCCCGTTATGGAAATTGCCCTTTTGCTTTTAGCGGAATATGTAACAACTTTTTACTTTTTGTTGTCGCTTAACCGTTCAGTTTTCTCGTGTGGAAATTGCCGTTTTCGTTTGTAGCATACCAAACAAACAAAATCATTTGCGGTCGAATGGCATCATGTATTGATAGAAACCTCTGTCAGCATAGCCATTCGTAGGATAATACAGGCAAGCACCTTCACGGCAGCAGCCGTGCATACATGGTGGCACGATGTCACCCATCCCAATAGCCAAAACCATGTGGAGTGTAGTGGAGCATCAGCAGGCGAGTGTGCCTGACTGAGACGTGGCGGTGGTGCATGGCACGCTACCAGTGTGTGTAAGATGTCACACATCGCACTCTCTCTGGTACGAACCACCACACATCAGTCATATAGGCTCACTTGACTGCTCATGCGCAACGGAGAGTAGCGTGGTTTTGGCTGCAGGTGTGTTGTGGCATGGTGTTCGTCATGTATGCTGAACGTGAACAACTCAGACTGTGCATACCGTCTGTGTTGCATCGTGAGCGTTCAGGTGCGCAGGGGAACGAGGGTGGGCATAGAAAACCATATCGCGCTCATCGTCCAGGGCAAGAGCTTGCTCCGGCATTGGGTGGGCTGGACACGATGGGCGCGATACCTATCTATGCTGTCTGGTCTTAGCAAGGAACATTGCCAGGACCACGTCAGCACCTGCAGCTTCCATTGCTGCTATGAATGACCGGCTTGATTGTCCGGTAGTGTAGATATCATCAATAACAAGAACTTTCTTGTTGTTGAAGTATTCAGCATCGATATGCACATAATGTTTGATATTCGTAGCCAGTTCATAGTCACCTGTGATATGTGCCCGTTTGCGGCTACCTCTCACCTGCACATAATCAAAGCCGTTGATTGCGCCAGTACGCTTGCACAGTTCCTGTGTAAAGCGTTTCCATCTGCGCACATGGGCGCATTGGGTACTGGCAGGGATGCATACTATTACAACATCGTGAAGGTCTGTCATGGCCAGTGCATGGGCGAAATGCCTTGCTGCCCATCTGGAATAGACGTTTCTACCGTCCTTAAATCCCAGGATCATCCTGTTTGTGTCTTTCTGCTCGAAAGTAGCACGTTTCAAAAACCTTTTAGGAATATACTCAAAGATAGCGGCTTTCATCATGGCTCAACGATGCTTTAATGTTAAACAAAAAGAGACTGCACTACGCAGCCTCTTTATCAGAATCACAGATAGCGATACGTTTACCGGCACGAACCAGTTTAGGCAGGTAAGTATCAAGTGCGCTATGAGGGAACGATGCAGTATTGCGACGACCCTTCTTAGTGATGACAACACCAAGGATTTCGCTGACATCTTCAGCATCCTGTGAGTAGGCTGTATAGAAATCATCTTCGCGGAAGAGGAACAGCGCATCAGGATGTTCTTTCTTAAGTTTGTTAAACTGTCTGACTGATGCAGAGATTTCTTCGAGTTCGACATGCTCTGCCTCGGTGTTGTGTTCTTGAAGTTCCTTCAGCCGGCTGATCTCCGACTTAAGGTATTCGAGTGAGTCTTGGGCTATCTTAACACCCGTCTGTTTCTTGAGGATGAAAGCATAACGTAGTGCTTTCAGAGGTGATTTGCAGTGTTGCATTCCCGACTGCTCATTGTTGATGGATACTTGCCAAACCTGATAATCAGAGCGATTTGACTTTACCTGGCTAACGATAATCATTCTTTCTTCCATGATGTGTGACTGTTTTATAGGGTGATACATTATTGTTATTGATTAAACCATGTGATAGACCTCGATGTAAGTAATGTCAACTCCAAGGCTGAATGCATATTCCTCTGCCTTTTCTGTAGCATCGTGAAAAGTATCTGCTTCGATTTCATATTCGAAACTCTCTCCGTCTTCGGTGTTGATGACTGCCTGATAGAGATTCAGGTAATAGTGGTTTGCATACAAGCGAGAGTGGTTGATGATGGATGTCTGAACTGGATGTGTCATAATTGTTTGTTGTTTAAAAGGTTTAACTTGTGCCCCTTGGGGCTTTTCGATTTTTACGTGCTTAATGGAGCAGCAGGGAGAAGGCATGACAATGCAAGGAATTTCAAGGAAAATTTTGAAAAACCTTATTTGTGCAGCAAATCAGGAAAGCGTGTCGGAATTTTCTGCGGAAATAAGAATGTTATTCGGTGAAACCAAATAACATTCAGGTACTTGCAGGATGCCGCCTGCGCTAAATTTGCAAAGTAAAAATGATGAAGCCCGACAAGGGGAGCACAAGAACCATTAAACAAAACATGACACATGTCAGACATCCTGGACCACTCTGCCATGCAAAAAGCGTTCATTACTTGACATCTTTCAAGCATTCAATACAAAGACAGGGAGAGGCATTTGCGGTAAGGAAGCAGATACACGATGCCACACAACAGACAGAGACCACTATCAGCCACTGGCGACATCTTCCAACGAGGTTACATGGTGACATCAAACAAGAGAGCCACCCATCAGTCACACACCATAGAAGAATATCTTATGCATAAAGCCGGGGGGAAGTAATACGCGAAGAGAGGGTTGGGAACATCAACAAAAAGCAGCCGGGAGCATCAACGCTGCCGACTGCTGCATACTATGAATAAATCACAAAGGACAGACGGGGATAGCCTAATGGCCACCGAATGAGGAGACCACAGCCCCACCCATACGCAACTGCAGTTTGGGGAACTTCTCAACACCGATGCACAGCGTATCGAACGCATCAGATCCATCAGTGCGGTTTTCCAACTTGTCTTCCTCAGTCTCTGCCAGTTTCTCTCCGCGTTTATCCTTTTTCCCCATATACACGCCTGCCGTCTGGATGCTAAGAAGAAGGTCACGGTTGTTATCCTTGTTAATCAGTACCTGGTGAGCAGCACGCCCCATCAGCATACGGTTGATAAGAGCCTGCTTTTCTATATGGTTCATTTGTTTGCCGATACACACATCGTTGACATACCATCCTTCCCTGCGTAGTCCGGAAACAATAGTTGCATGGAAGTCATCATTATGCAAGGCATAGTTGTTGCTGATGAATGTCGTATCATAGTAGAATATGACCTGTTTGAAAGGATAGTACATATAGTATCGGCAGAAATCATCAACGAGTTCTGGGATTTTCCTTTCATATTTGACATAGAAACTCTTGATGACACGAAGCTTGCCATCATCGCCCACCTGACCGACAACACACCAGTTGATGTTAGCGTTTGCATCAAAAGCAATGATAAGCGGTAAGCCAGAGTCCACATCATTGTCCATACGGCAATCCTCTTGTTGCAGTTTGGCAAAGTCATATTGCAGGTTATCAAGATGAGACAGGTTAGGAGCCGTATAGAGGTTGACAGGGCGGAGACCGGAATAAAAGCCGTCCATCGATATTCCGAGACGCAAACCGAGAATTGATGTGGCAAAGGTCAATGCCGGAAGGTTACGCTTCATGTCATAGAAATACCGCTCTCCGAGAATAGCGAGATTCTCGATACTGGAATATTCTTTATACAGAGTAAGGTTGCCCCGGAAGTAATTCAGATCCTGATTAAGACGGGCAAGCTTTCTCTGGTAGTATTCCTCACGTTCTGGATGTTGTAGAAGTTGCTGTTTGGTTTTCCACACCTGGTACACCAAGCCTTCAACAACTGCCAGAACGTCTTTATCCATCTGCTGCTCATAGTTCAGGAACCATGAGCCGGCTTTCGTTACAGGCATATCGCTTGTAATTGTCATACCATGATGCAGGTAGCACTTAGAGAAATACATCTCATTGCCTCGATTAGCCTGAAACGTTTCGTTTTTCAACTGTTCAAAGTCAATGAACTTGGCTTCATCGATGAAAATGCCGTCAAGGGACATTGAGTTACTGGTACCGGCACGGTCTTGTGAGATAAGCGTAATATAGGAGCCATTATAAAAACTGATGACATTGTCATAGTTCTCTGGCTCCCATATTGGCGGTGCCCAGTGCCACGCCTTAGCCGGTCTGTGTCCCAGACAGTAGTGTTGGTCTTTTTTGTAGCCCCAACTATTGAGGTGCATGAGTATGGAAGGGAGTATGTTTGTCAGGCCACGCTTCACGCTCGGTACCACGAAGCCGAGAGAGCATCGAGGCATTGCCTGGACAAACTGCAAGGCGCGACTCGCTTGTATCACGCCCTTGCCGATACCACGTCCGCATACTGCAACCAACACACGGGCTGCAATAGACAGAAGGTAGTATTGAGCATCATTCAGATAAACCTTTATCTTCTCCATCGTCATTCAACTCTATGAATTCCGCATCCTGAATGTCTGCACCCAATTTCTTTTTCAGTCTTCGGATACTGCCTCGCAGATCCTTGATAGGAGCAATACCGATGACCGTAGGATCGTCTGTCGGTTCTATTTGGTGTGGGATGATATCATCATAGTCAAACGGTTGCGGGTCAATCTCACCCACACGATTGTACTTGGCATAGTCAGCATTAGCTTTTTCCGCAGCACGGTTGTCATGGTCTCGCATGGCTTGGCGGAACACTTCATCCGTTCTTCTATTGAAGACATGCCGGTGCCATTCCTTGGACTCAGCTTCAAGGTTGCCAATAAGAATCTTTATCAATTTGATGTCATCATATGCTTCGCGCTGCTTAATGTCCGGATGCATGGTCATATCCTGCTGCACCATTTCACGGGTTGTTTTCATCGGGAAATTCAACCAGAACGTATATAGTGCACGAAGGCGGAGCAATCGGACAATGATATGCTCTGCCACATTATTGTTGCGCATTTCCTCGACTGAGGAAAACAGATTCAATTGGTATTGATCGATATTGACTGGTAGGCTCATAGGTCATTAAGCATTTGTCTGAGATCCTTGAAGCACTGCTCGATGGCAGAAGGCGCACAGGCTTTCGCAAGTTCCAGGTTCTTACTTCTCAGTTCCTGTGCGGTAGTAGCCATTCCGCGCATGAAAGCGATCCTGGCAGGACTGCCTTTCAGCGAAAGGTCAAGCAGGAACAGGTCTTCATTCTCCAGCTTTAATAAGGCTGATATCTCCGATGCAGGAGTCAGTATCCGGGCCAGTTCCTCTATTTGTTCAAGTTGTTCCTGTGAATAATCCATTTAGCAAAACACTATTATCTACAACATTTTTGAAACCGCAATACAACTCATAGAACGTCTCTTGCGATGTGGTTATCATCGTACATTCCGCACGTCCACCGTAAGTTTGGTTCTGTGAGGAAATGACAGAGACCGTCTTCCCTGCTTCTGTCTGCACAAGTACCACTTTGGAGTGGTTTTGTCCGAGGAATACCGTGTCAAAGCAATTCTGCATGAGCGAATTGAGTTTGACCGTCTTTCGGCAGGCTTTCAGGTCTGCCAGTAGTACGGTATGACCCAGAAGACCTTTCTTCCGAAGATTGTAGAATCCGGAGAGGAACTCCTCACTTGTAGAGAATGTGGAGATATAGACATCCGCACGTCCGACTTGCTGGAGTATCCACCCCAACAAGCCGAGCGTGTGAATACCTACGCCAAGATAAGCCTGAAACGGGCATTTATCCAGCGGTTTCAGCGTTGTCTGAAGCTGCTTCGCTCTCATCAGGAACAGGTGTGTCAAAGACAATACCGATGACGGACAAAGACTCTTTCATTTTGTCGGTCACTTCATTGGCTGCAATAAGGACGTTAACACGAGCCTGAACCTTGCTGACAAGGTCCTGGTATGCGTTTATGTCCTTCACAGAAGCACCATCCACATGCGCTGCCTTGTGCAGATCTGCAAGTTTAGCCTGGTTCTTGCTGATGTAGGAACGTGCAGCAGGAACCGTGATTTTCACTTCCTTTTTCTGTTCAGGCTCTTTCTTTTTCTCATTTTTCTCAGAATCGATGACATAATCATCATACTCCTTCATCTGACGGAAGTATTTCTGGTCCATCGATGCGAGAAGCTGCAGTTTGTCGTATCGTTGGCACGATGGCAGGTCTTCCATGGATTTCAGTTCCTCAAAGGTGGACTTGATATCCTTATAGAGAGTGCCGTTATTGTCCCACAGTGCCTTGATGTCATCCGGAAGCTGCTCATGGTCGGCTCTGCGTCCCAACTGTTTGACGACATTTGTCTCTCGGTCATCTTGAGAGAGGATGGGAGCAATAACGACCTGAGCCGGCACAATGGTCTGCCCCTGCTCATCAGTAAGCAAGTCATCTTCATCTGCTGCAGGTTTACCTTTGGCAATAATTTTTGCAGCCGCTGGTACCACTTCACGATCAAGGCGGTTGACCTCTTCGAGTGTCAATCCGTCAAGCCGGTACTTCAGATGAGTCTTCAACTCATAAATAATCTTGGGAAGAATCTGTAAAGGTCGTTGGATAGACAGATTGATAAATCGTCTATACATGGCATTTCGAGGATTGATCTGTTGGAGCAACTGAGCACCAGTAAGGGCATCCTCTTTCTCCTTTGGCTCCTTGTTGAGCCAGTCTTGGATTTTCTTGGTGAATTTTGGATCTACTTTCATATAACTTTCATTTAAAAGGGGCAGGCTACAAAATCATTGTTGCCTGCCCCCAAACCTAAACCATATTATTATGACTTACCACACTCTTAGTTTCCGTCACCTGCGACTTCCTCTTCCTCTTCGCCCTTCAAGGTGTCGGTTGCACCTATGATGATACCATCTTTGGTGTCAATCTCACCAGGATAGAACGGAGTGGCAGCACGGTCTTCGCAAGATACCTCAATGGTAGTGGTGTTAGCATCGCTGCTACCCTTACCCCATGCCTGTGAAGGTTTCACTTCTACATTGAATCCCTCAGATCCGAAGACGCGAACCTGACCGTCACGCTGAGGAACGAGAAGAACAACATTGTCGTTGTTAAGTTCCGTAATGAAGCCTGTCACCTTCTTACCGGTACCGGGGAGAACAAGTGAGATAGAGTTCGTGAAGTGGTAGGAGCCGTAGCTTCCTGCCTGCTCAGACTTAGGCTCACTCTCAGAAGGAACGAGGTCGATACGGATGAACTTAGCATCAGCAGCCAGTTTGAAGTTGCCTTCATAGACGGCAACCTTATCCAGACTCTCTGCAGAGTTAAGGGGCAGTGTCGGCCACTTCACGATATCCTTCTTTGGAATCATGTAGGCATGATCACGCACACCAGGCAATGAGACTTCGCCAGGGCAGAAGTCCACATTGTCATAGAGATTGTTTGTATTTGTACACTGTTTCATAATTATAAACCTTTAATCGTTAGACTTAACCCTGATTCTGAGCAGCCTCTTTGAGCTTGATGGCAAGCATGCGCTCAGGACTTATAGACTCAAACTGACATCCGAAGAATGCAGTCATGATGAACTGGAGCACGAAGGCCTCATGCTTCTCGACAGCGACAGTCTCTTCCTCACCAGTTTGGTTGACACCGACAAGCATGTTCTGCTTGGTGGTCAGATGCAGGAACTTTGAGCCTGCCTTGTTGTCAATGGCGACAATCTCACACTTATTCTCAGAGCCTTCAACGAAGGTCTGGTTGAACTTGGTGTTATAGGCAATGCTACCAGTGGTAGCCTTGTAGTCGTCATTGTAGGCATCGAGCACTGAAGGCGGAACGAAGAGTTTACACTTCTCGCGCTTCAGCATCGGGTCGGCAGAGCGCCAAATGGTCTTCAGGACATCGACAGCGTTGGTGGCATCAATATCTTCTGTCAGAGTCAGAAGGTTCTTTTTCGCAACAGCGATGTTGCCATCAGTAATCTCTTTACTGGTAATGGTATCGAAACCATTGAACAGGTCTTTGGTCTTTGTGCCGTTGTCGTTGCGAACAGCGTTCCACATATTCCAATAGAGAGAGTTACCCACCTTCTTACCGAGGAAGTTAAGCACTTCACGGGTGATATCTACATTCTTCAAGCCCTCGCCCTTCGTAATGGCATTGCCATAGATGGACTGATAGACTTTGTTTGGAGAGAATTTCTTTACGACACTACCGAAGTAGGTGTAAAGAGTACGTCCTACGATCTGTACATCGTCATCGTCAATGCGTGTCTCGCTGTACGGACCGAGTTCCATGCTGCCGGACATTTCGCCAACAGTCTCAGAATAGCGGATGCCTGTGCGGAGAGAAACATGCTGCAGGAACTCGCCCAGAGCAAACACCGGCATCATAAGTATCTCGCGGCGATACTTAGCAGCGCTTTTTGCAAGCGCCTCAGGAGAAACAACTACTTTTCCCATAGTTTACAGGTCTTTAATTCGTTCATAACTTGCACGAGCTTCGGTCAGGAACTTGCTGTCGTCGTCATCGTGCGTACCATTGTCCGCAGGTTGCTGATGAGTCGTGTCGCCAGGTGCACCTTTCAGGTTCTGAATGGTCTCATTTGCGGTAGTGAGATCATCCTGAGCCTTCTTGAGCTTTTGGTTAGCATCGTCAAGCTGCTGTTGCAAAGTGTTCTTTGCATTACGCTCGTCCGTAACCTCTTTTTCAAGAGCGCCCAAACGGTCATCGACTTTCTTCATCTGGTCTTGGCTCAGAGAGATGGAATCATCCTCGTTGGGCTTAAACCCATCAGTGATGGCAAGCAGTGTCATCACGTTCAAAAAGATTTTGATCATCGAATTGTTTTGTTTTTTTGCGGATTTGTTACGGAGCCAGGACGTCACCGCTTCCACCGGCTTCTGGAAGAACGATTTAGTTGGATTACCATTCTCATCGGTACCTGTAGAAGGTACTGACGGGAACGGTGGTAGTCCGAGTTCCTTACTATAGTTATTTGAAAAGAAATTTCTGATGTTCTTAGTACGTGAAGCATCCTCCTTGTCATCACGGATACAGTCTATAAGACCGAAATCAAGCGCATCCTGTGGCGACAGCCATGCTTCCTTATCCATCTTTGCCATACAGTCTTCAAGGCTCTTGCCTGACTTTTTAGCATACAAGGAAGCGATTACCTTGTCAATAGTATTGAGGTCTTCACGTTCCTTTTGATATTTGGCAATGATTTCGTCAAGCTGCTTTTTGTTTGCCGACTGCCATTCCACGACTGCGGTTGAAGCATTATGAATAAGCATCAGGGAACCGTCCACCATATCAACAGACTGCGCTCCCATGGTGAGGAACGTTGCTGCGGAAGCGGTCATACCGAGAATGTGCATGTGTACCTTGCCATGATCCTTGACAAGCTGGTAAATCTCCAGACCTGCATCGACATAGCCACCAGGTGATGAGACGGCAATATGCACTTCCTCATCTTTGTGTGCTGCAAGGAAGTCACGCACCTCCTTAGTGGTTGTACCCTTCTGACCAGTCCACCAGTCATAAGCAACACCGATTTCTCCAGAGATGATAAATTGATATTCCATTTTTACCGTTGCATATTGATTTACTGCAAAGGTAAAAACAGGAAATTGCCTATAAAACTACCGATTTTACTTGATTATCGGTGGGAAATTGCCAGATGAATAGCTAACGGTAACCTCTGTCAATTGGTTATCAGAATAATTATTGGGGTGGTTTTCCTGTTGGGTAATAATAGGGAAAGGCCGCTCATCAGTGCCAATAAGGTAACGAACACCGTCAGCAGTCTCACAGAGGAAGGCAAGCCTCTTGGCATTTTTCAGCCAATGATCGCAATATAAAAACACTAGTTTCGACTGATAGACACGGTTGCCGTCATCTACCTTATCTGAGATAGTAAGTGCAGCCGGCTTCTTAAAATTCAGCAATTCGCAAAACGGGATATCATCACTGATTTTTGCCTCTGTTTCTGAGAGACGAAGAAAACCAGATATCAACTGGCAAGAAACGTATGAGATTTTGATGATGTTGTTAATTTGCATATCTGTACGGCTTTGTTCGTGTATGTTTGGGCTTGTATGGAAAAGTTTTATTCCGTTTGCACAAGTTCGGTGCTGAAAAAAATCGTGGGTCTTATCGGTTTAATTTTTAGTTAAAATAATTTAATCAGGATTGCGGTTACGATTTTTCTTCATAAGGTCTATTCCCTTTTTCTTGTAACTGTCCCTCATTCGATAGTAACGCTGCCGTATGGTATCAGCGTATTCAATACTGATACCATGTTTTTCACACCAGGCATAAATTGCTGTCATTGTCTTACACCCTATGGCAGACATGTCGCCCAATTCAGTCCACATATCTCTATTAAACAACAGTTCGCAACATTCAATGATAGCATCCTTACCTCTCGGAGAAAGATAGTTGTATGTCTCTGCCGGTTTTGTCTTAGAGTCTGGAATCCGGATGGCGGTCAGATTATCACTGGCCGTATCAGGAAGTTTACCTTCAGGCAAACGGTCTATGAAATGATGAATGGTAGAGTTCTCTACACTCTGAGCAGGGAACGTGACAGGATTGCCTAATGAGTGAGTAAGGAACTGACTTACGAAAGGTTGTAGCTTGATATAGATGCAGAATTGACTCATACGCAAAAGGTTTTGGCTGCAAATTTACATACTTTTTCTGAATTTTCCAAGAATAACGGGAATATTCATATTATTTCAAGAAAGTTCTCTCCCGTGTATATATATTGTAGTGTAGCATTTGTAGCATTGTAGCAAAAAGAAAAAGTATATTGATTATCAGATAGTTATACATAGTAATAGATGTTACATTCTATCAAAAATGCTACTACAATGCTACAACTGGACTCTTTTTCTACATAAATGCTACAAAATGCTACAATGATGCTACACTTTTATTCGCACATAACTAACTGATAATCAGCAATGCACAATTTGCTACAAATGCTACATGTTGTTTTTGATTTCCATTTTCATACTATCGTTCAAAAAAAAGAGCGATCATCTCACGATGACCGCCCGGCTGCGATGATAGATTCTGAGCTTTAATAAGGTGCTCCTTCCTTGTCTGGTTCGTCAAACGGCTGCGTATTTTCCTGTGGCTCTGGTTTCACTTCCTCAGGAATCTCACCTGCATAAGAGTCAAGAATGATTCCAAATTTCTCACTGATCATCTTGTAATCGAAATATAGTGGTCTGTCCTGATGCCATAAGGTTTTCCATCCTGTGACTTTATCACCATCCATCATAGCCTCCTGTATTGGTAGACCATTGGTATTGAATTTCTTAAATCTCTCCGGATTGGATGCGGTACCAAGGTATTCAGGCGATATCTGCAGGTAATGAAGAATGGACTCAGTAGGCAATAGTCTTTCGTCCATCTGCCTTCCTAACTGCCTGTATGTTGCCAGCATGATATTCTTCCGGATCATCAGAATCTGACGAGGACGCTCAAAGTTAATAGGATCCTTCTGTTTGTTCGTCTTGATGGTCTCTTTTGTCTTGATGATGTAGTCCTGGCCATACATAAAGATGCCTTTCTGCTGTGCGGAACTGATGATATTCCAGAAGCCGGACACTTCATCAGTGCTTGCGCACATTTCGTTTTGCCGGATGATGCCATTGACACATATTTCAAGCAACTCATTATAAGTAAATGGAATATCAATAACACTTTCGAGAGCGAGGTATGCAGAAAGCGGAATGAGCCAGTTTCTTTCTATTCGGTCCATAATCTCCCTTCCCTTCAAACGAAACTCAACATCCGCTTCTGCCTTTTTCCATGCTCCGCCAAAACTCGCCTCGAACTTCTCACGGTGTCGTAAGATGTCAAGTGTGATATGTGTAGCTCCCGTCAGACGGTAGTGCAGCAGTTCAGTGAAGCGGTTGCGTTCCTCTTGGGTATGGTGCTGCTTATCGTATGTAAGATATATCAGTCGGGTAAACAATGCGATATCTGCGGTAGGCATTTCCTGACCTGTAATGATGATGCCGGAATCAACTCTTGCCTGCTCACGTTTCTTGTCTTTGTCCATATTCATACGGCTTCTGCCGATCCCACCCCACAGGTCTTTGAGCCATTCAATTTTCTTGATATCGATGCCGTTCTTGTATTCGTCAAGATGAATAAGGGCGTTGCTGACACTGGCCACCGCATCTGCTAATGCCGGTACCGATGCTGTCTCAATATTCTGCGGCTCGTTATCGCTCATAAAGAATGACATGAGAGTTTCTGCAAGCTCCGTCTTACCAGAGCCTTTTGGACCAAAGATATTAAGAAGAGGAAAAAAACGCGCCTTGGGCTTGACAATATCCCGGAAGAGTGTTGCAAGATAGAATGAAAGCCCTATCTTAGCATTGTCACCGAAAACCTCTACAATTTTCTGGAAATAATCATGAAGTGATATGTTGGAGTAGGTCATGTGCCGGAACTTCCTTTCATTAGTAAAGAGTTCCGTAGAGTCTTTATATAACTGTGACATGGCAGGAAGATAATACTTGCCGGCTTTGAGTCTGACAATACCCATTGCATCCACTGGCTGCCACTGCCCATCTTCCTGTGCACCATTACAGAAACAATAAAAACCCTGTTTCTGCCAGCCTAACTGTTTAATCTCAACGGCTGTTTCTGTCACCTTTGCCAGGTATCTCTGCAATTGTATCAAGGCTTCCTCTCCAGCAAGCCATATATAGTTTCCTATGCCAAGGAGTTTCTTACGCAATGATTTTGCGGAAGTAAACACTTCCATATCAAGTTCAATAATCTCCTTGCGGTCATCAGCATCATCGTTATCTATCTCAAACAAACGAACAGGACGTATGTCATCTTTTATATGAAAAAGTGGTTTCAATGTAAAGTTCGACCATTGAATCTCCGCACCGTCTTTGTTGGTACCATAATAGCAATGATGCTTTTCTATGAAACCGAACTGCCGCAGCATATCGATATCTCCGTTGGTTCGGTTTGTCCTGCTCAGTTCTTCGAGTCTCCTTCGTTTCGCTGCCTTCAGAGCAAGGTTCCACTCTGCTTTGTGCTGGTAGGTTCCAATCAGTTTCGATATGTATGCCGTCTGTGTGGTCTCATCTTTAATCAAGACTATCAGATCGCAGATTTTATTGATGAGTGCAAGCCGGTCTTCTGTCGTTGCTTCGTCATCCCACTCCTTCCTGGCATACCACACGAGGAACTCCTCTTCGTTCAATGTAGAGAACTTTACCTGGTCTGTAATGTAACTGTCCGGATCCAACTTCTTACCGGTTTCGTTTGGAATTTCCCTCACCGACACGGTAAAACCACATTGAATGGCCATCGTTCCGTTCTTGATGACATTCTTAAAGCCGGCACCCAGTTTTTCGTTTCCCTTGGGAATGTCGCTATCTGGGATAAAGCAAAGCGTAGCATTAAACCTGCGCAAAAGTTCAAACTGATTCTTCGTCCAGGCTCCGCCAAGACTGGCCACCGTATTGAGGATGCCGAGTGACTGTAGTTTCATTACGTCAGGACCACCTTCAACAAGATATAGTTTCTCTTCCTGCCTTGCCTTCTTTGCAGCAGTGTCGATACCGAAGACGCTCTGATCTTTTTTATAGATATCGCTCTCGCTGCTATTCATGTATTTGCGGTCTTCTTTATCGTCAAGCGTCCGGGCTGTCCAGCCTGTTATGCGTGAATACCTGTCACGGATAGGTATCATCAGACGATTCCGGTAGAACGAATAGAGGTTGCCTGTCTTCTCTGACCTTCGGACTACGCCCATTTCGCTAAGGATGTCAAGATCCAGGCTTTTCTTGCTACACCAGTTGACAAGATCATCCCAGGAGTCTGGAGCATAGCCAATGCGCATTTCCTTGCAATAGTCTTTGTCCCATCGATGCAACATGTAAGACTTTGCTGCCTTTGCCTCTGGAGTTTTGGCTTGAAGTTGTTCCTCAAAAAAATGGCAGAGATAGTCATTATAGATGAACATCGTTTCCTTTTTCTTTTGCCTTGCCTCTTCCTCTGGCGAAGCCTGTATGTCTGATTCCTTCAAATCGATGTGAAGTTCATCTTTCAGAATTTTCTTCACAGCCAAAGGGAAAGGTAGGTTTTCCGCTTTCATGATAAAGCCGATAACATTACCGCCTTCACCACAGGAACCGAAACAGTGCCAGGTGTTTTTTGCTGGTTGAACACAGAAACTCGGTGTTTTCTCTTCATGGAAGGGACAACAAGCCCAGAGGCGTGTTCCCTTTCGTTTTAGTTCACCGCCAACATATCGGGAAACAACGTCCTCGATGTCAACGCGATCTAAAATCATGTCTATATACTTCTGTTCTATCATCGCAATATTTTTTAGACTCCGCAAAAATAGGGTGTTAAACTATTTCTGCAAAATACCGTTTATCTTCCATTTTCCATTAAAATATTTTCTGAGTAATTCATTATCAACTTCTTTTTTTGTGTCAATGAGCGTTCCTAAACCAGGCAGTCTTATTACACCGCCCTTTATACAATCCTCCAGAAAATACCCACAATGAATACAATGCAGTCGTTCTTCTTTGTTATATTTCAAACATTTCGGGCAGATAACATATCCTTCCTTCTTATTCATTCCATAAGGGAAACATGCTGCTTTTGTTCCTTTTGAAATTATTTTCTCATCCATTGTCCATGTCTCGCCTGCATGCAAAGGCGGTAAATCCCCTATCGCTTCAAATACATTTTGAAATGGAATTTTACCTAAACCTTCCCCATAGCGACCTCCTTCTATTCTTATTTTTGATATTCCTTTCCTTCTTCCAATAAAAATTACTCTTTTCCTATTCTGTGGTACTCCATAGTCCGCAGCATTATGAACATTGTAGTCCATATCATAGCCTGCTTCATGGAAAGCCTCTCTTATCCATCTTACAAAAGGGCCTTCATTCTCATCCTTCTGTTTTCCTAAGGAAAGTAAGCCAGGCACATTTTCCATGAAAATATAATCTGGTCTAGCCACTTTTGCATAATACAGATATCTAAGTGGAAGTCTGTTTCTCTCGTCATAGACATTTCTGTTTACATTGGCTGTACTGAACCCCTGACAAGGTGGTCCTCCTGCAAATATCCTTATTTCTCCAGGGGAAACACCGCACAATTCCATCCACTTATGTGGATCCAAATCCATTATTGACCAGCAGAACAAATTTAGACATGGCATAGGTTCTGGCACTTTCAACCAGTTATCGGGAACACCATTGGGGAAAAGCCAGTTACCCGTTTTACCATTGCCTTCCCACTTTTTTATTTTCTTGATTGCTTTTTCATTCTTAGAATCAACCCAAAGATGACTCCACGTTTTGTAGCATAAGTTATACCAATAGGTATGAAGAGCATCGGTAGAAATATCCATTGCAGATATACACTTTAGACCAGCCTTTAAAAAGCCTAAAGATAACCCACCACATCCACAAAAGAAATCTGCGAATGTATACTCCATGTTAGGGAATTGTATTTCTAATTGATTTGTATTCATTATAACCTTATTGGCATTTGGTGTATTGAGAAATATCCATTTTGTCCATCTGACCGACTATTGCTCCTGCATGGAGTTTGTAGGCATTCCGTTGTCTGGCCGTCTTTATTATTCCACAGCAAACAATGTCTGCACGTGTCCTTCCATTTGTCACTCTTTGTTGGAAAGAACTGGAGTTCGCCCCAAAGCATTGAAGTGAAATGGTTCTCGTCTAAGGATAATCCCCATAAGTTCAACTGTGTCTCTTTATTTTTCATATCATTGTTTTTAGGTCGATTATTATTTTGACATTATTGTCATAATCGCCACAGAAAACCGGATCTGCATCGCCAAAGATGCTGGCTATTTCCAAAGCCTGATCTAGCGAGCAATACTTTGCTCTGATGTGTATGAAATGTACTTTATCATTCCATGTGCCCTTTTTTACGGCTACAAAGTCCTCTTCGAGAATCTTTTTGAGTTTCCTTTTTATACTATTTAGGTTCATCGTTCACCTCCTTTCTTGGTGTTAATCTTATTCTACATGTTCTGGCTCCATCTTTATGAAATCTCTTATAATACATATACCTACATATATCTATCCACTCTTGCGGGTAATCATGTAAACTTATACTGTATTTAAAACGGTAGAAGAGGAAATACCCATAGTATTCACGATAAGCCATGAAGCATTTACCCTTTCCATATATTTTTGTCGCATCTCCTTTCCTTACCATTCTTGACAATATCTTCCTTGCTAATCTCTGCTTCATATTTATTTCTTTCTTTTAATAATTAAAAGAATAGCTATTGCTACTATAAGAACCAGGATCATTGCTATCTGGATGATAACAGGAGCAAAGCACCACCAGAGGCTCATTTTGGGTTCGTCAAAGCATAACCACACCAAAATGAACACTATAGTCAAAATTGACGGGGCAGCAAAGCCCCACTTGCTTAGTTTGTTCTGTTTCATATCAATCAAATTTTAAATCATAAATCTCGTTTCTTTCGTAACAACTTTCACACACGCCATTATGTGTTTCATGTGTTATTTCATCGGGCTTTGCGGTGTGGAGTAAGGTAAAGAAGCCTTGACCGGTCTCATCCCACATGAGCAATGTGTCACCTTTATGCCCGTAAAACCTTGTTACATGACCATGATGTAGTTTAACTTCATCTAACACGATCGAGAAGCCAAGGGCCTCGATAGCCTTTTCATAATCAATTATCTTCATCGCATAATTTTTTATTTGTTTTATCAATATATTTTTTGTACCTCATGCACATTGCACCATTGATGCAATTACGTTTTTCAATACATATCTTACAATCCGGATGCATATATGAAAATGAGTGGGGCGGTTGTGGCACGGGGAAGAAAACAACCCTTCAACCGCTACCCACCGTTAGTTTTGTTTAAACCTTTTAATTTCTTCCTTCCACTCCCCTTTTAGTACATTGACAAATACATCACTACAATCCATTCCCCACTGCTCCTTCAGGAGTCTCAACGCTCCAATTGCTATGCGGACATTGATTGCTATCACCATGTTGGCAGACAGGAAAGACATCTTTCTATATATCTTATCGGCAATATACACCATCGTCTTTCCAGCAGCCCGGTGAACTTTATCAAGTTCGTCTGGATAAGTTATCAACTGATTTGTTCTCATGTATTAAATATTATGTAATCGCATGACCTTGATTATCTCTCTACAGTTCTTCGCTCCCAATTTCCTTTTGATATTGTGGAGCTGAACTTTGACAGTAGATGGAGCCTTACCCAGCCTTCGAGCAATCTCATCAAATGTCTCTCCCCAAAGATAGAGTTTCACGACCTCCTTTTCTGCAGGCGACAGTTTGACTAAACTTTGAGGTTTACAAATGATATTTTCATCAGGACACAATCCACGAAGCGGACATCTGACTTCCTCGAAATGTAGGATATGGTTCTCTATATCCGGAGTCAATAAATCATGTTCTCCGAAGTTACAACGGATAAAGCGTTCAACAATCTTGAAAGCTGCTTTATCCTGTTCTGCATGGGTTTTTGACTTTGGCTTGTAAATGAGCCTTAGTCTTGACCATGCACCAGGGAAACGCTCACTAATCATACCAAGAACCTGGACACACAAGTTCTTGTTAAAACGAGTCAATCTCTTTTCCTCTTCTCCGTTTTCTTTGAAAAAGACCTTCCCATCCGGAGAAACTCTGAATTCTATATTCTCCATACACCTTCCTCGATTGCTTTGATGATGTTCTCTGTTTCATCACGTCTCAACTCACTAACCGAATTTTCGCGGAGTTTACCAGACATCGTAGTAGAGGGATAATCGTATCTCTGAGAGAGATAGCGAAGGAATTTGCCCTTGTCCTTTTTGCTCAAATTTTGGTAGTAAACCTTTGGGTCTAACATCTGTGAATTACTCATAAAATTTTTGGTTTAACCGATTTTTAATATTAAATTTGTGTGCAAAAATAAAGTAAAATATTCTACTTTCCAAATATCACGGGAATATTTCTCGTGATTTAATGAAAAATTAACATATGAGGTATGTAGCATTCAGTCTGGACAAACTTCGGACAATTTTAAAAGAGCGTGGTCTTAGAGATAGAGACCTAGTAAAACTCATGTATGGCGAAAAGTCGCACCAAACCTTTCAGTCTATCTTCACCAAAACATTCGGTGTGAAGAAATTGATTGATGCCTGCAATGCCTTGGACATACCAATGGACAGTCTCTTTGATACCATTGAAGACACTGGCAATTTTCCCAATATCACGGGAAACTATAACAATGTCAACAGCACTGTTATAAACAATGATCTTGCCAGTCTAAAGTCAGAAAATGAGGCTTTGAAAATGTTAATAAAAGAAAAAGATTCCCGTATCGAGGATCTGAAAAGAAATTTAGATAAAGTCATTGAGTTGGCACAACTCGGACAAAACTCGGACAATTTATAATACTTTTCAACGAAAAGCAACTTGGAAAAAGCCGATAAACAGGGGAGTTTTGAAAGGAAAAAGGCAGGAAATCAAATCCTGCCTCCGCAACAAAGCAAGCCAGTCGATAAGACTGGCTTTTTTCATTCAGGCGATACTCTCACATGAGCCCTACGGTCGCAGAGTCTTGCGGACTATTAATAGTTATTGCTTATTGAGTATGGAGATATATGGGGCTATTGTCTGTGCCCAAATCTTGTAGCCGGAGGGCTTGAGGTGCAAGCCGTCCCTACTTATCTCCCTGCGCATCTTGTTGGAAGAGGGCTCCTTGAACTTGACGAAAAGATCGATAAACTCTATTCGGCGCTCCTTGCAGCCCTGCTTCAGCAACTTGTTGACAACGGGAACGTCGTCGGTCCTGCCTTCCAGTTTCTTCCATCTGCCGAAATCCTCATTCAGCGGGAATACGCTTTGGACAAACAGACGGGTATTTGGACATGACGCACGAATGCTGTCTACTACCATAAGTATATCTGAAGCTACGCGCTCAGCACTATAGCCATAGCTGAGGTCATTGGCTCCGCACTCGAAAAAGATGGCTTTTGGACAATCGGCACTTACCTGCGACAAACGCTTTAGAATGTCACGAGCATCGTCACCTATTATTCCACGGTTCTGAATGTTTTTGGCTCCAGAAAAATACTGGTTCCAATCACCTCCGAACTCGGTATGGCTGTCGCCAAGCATAACTATGTCGGAAGAGCTGATGGGAGGCATGGCAGCAAAGGAGTCTACCATCTCCTTGTAATGCTTGCCCTCAGAGTTGCGCTGCGCACACGCAGTCATACTCATGCACATCAATACTAATGTATATACAAAAAAATGCCTTGTCATCTCAAAACTGCTCTAATATCTGAATACGCTTATTGACGTCAGGATGGGTACTAAACAGGGAGTTCATAAAACTCATCAGTCCTGACTCCATCTCATCGGGCTCACAAATAAACATTTGTGCCACATCTGCCCTCTTGACATTATCAAGTCCTGGATTGGCAGAAATCTTACGTAATGCCGAAGCAAGGGCAAGCGGATTGCGAGTGAGCTCGGCACCACCTGCATCTGCCATATACTCGCGCTTACGGGAAATGGCAAAACGGGTGAGCATAGTAAACAGATAGGCTACGGCACAACAAGCCAAGCCAACGAGAAGTATAACTATAACACTCGCACCATTGTTTTCCTTTCGACGGTTATCGCCAAACAGGAATGTATTGTACATGGTACGTACCACAATACTCATCACTGTGGAAATGATTCCGACAAAGATAATACTGGTTATCAGCAGACGAGTGTCGCGATTTCTGATGTGAGTAAGTTCGTGGCCTACCACGCCTGCCAACTCGTCATCGTCAAGCGTATCAATAATACCTGTCGTAAGTGTTACGGCATAGCTATTATTATCTATTCCACTGGCAAAAGCATTGAGTTGGGGATCGTCGACAACATACAACTTTGGCATTGGCATACCACACGACATACAGAGATTCTCAACAATATTGTATACCCGAACATTTTCCCTGCGCTCTAACGGACGACTGCCAACAGCATGACGGACCATCGAAGCGTTGAAGAAATATGCAATAGTAAACCATATCGCCACTCCTGCTACTACCCAAGGCAAAGCATTAAGAAAATACTCGTTGACAATATCTATCGACACATAATGGACATAATTGCCAACTGAGTCATAATAGCCACCATTAAGGTAGTTGACAATCAATAGAAACACCCATATCATTCCCAATATAATTACTGGAAACATAAGCAGAAGCAATATGCTGAGCATATTATTCCTGCTTATCTGGGTATAGATTCCTACGTACTTCACCTGCTATCAGAATTGAATATCAGGGGCTTTGTCCATCGTGGCACGCTCAGCGGAAGGAATCTCAAACATAGGCTCCTTATGGAAACCAAACATACCGGCAATAATATTACTTGGGAATGACTGGACTGCGGTATTGAGCTCCTTGGTAGCAGAATTGAAGAATCTACGAACAGCTGCCAGCTTGTTCTCTACATCAGAGATCTCATTCTGCAACTGCAAGAAGTTCTGGTTTGCCTTCAGATCGGGATATGCCTCCAACGACACCTTCAATCCAGCCAAAGCTCCACTCAGCTCATTCTCAGCCTTCACCTTGTCATTGATAGTCGTTGCACCCATTGCCGCTGCACGAGCAGCCGTAATCTTCTCAAGCAATTCCTTCTCGTGAGCCGCATAACCCTTCACCGTTGCTACTAACTGAGGAATAAGGTCATGACGCTGCTTCAACTGAACATCAATATCAGCAAAAGCATTCTCACGATTGTTACGCTTCTTCACCAAACCATTGTAGAGACTTACAAGCCATATAGCCAATATCACTACTACACCAATAATAATCAAAATTTTCATAACTATTCAATATAAATTAGATAGTACAAAAGTAAAAGAAAAAAATCATTCGTAAAAGAAATAAACGGATTTTATTATTTCTAAAGAAGCGTAAACATAAAAAAGAGACTGCTACAAACTAATTGCAACAGTCTCTTCTAACCTTCTACAATAACTTTCTAACAATAAGGGGAAATCTTAACGCAGGTAACTCATTACTTTATTAAAATATCTCTGAGTCTTCGCCACATTATATCTGATACCTCCATTCCACAATCGAATCGCTCTCTCAATGTTGTTCATCGGATTGTGCTGAGACTGGATAATCACAAACATCTCGCGAGACTTCTTACCATTGTACCTGTCGTTCAGAGTATAACGCTTACTGCTTCCTCTGCTTTTCAGGATATTGTTACATTCCTTTACCAAGATTGGAGAAATCTGAAGTACTCCAACATACTTGCCACATACGGCCTTTTCATTTCCCTTGCTTTCTACTTGTATGATGGCGTCCATCACTGGAGTCCAATCATATCCACTTTTTTCTTCTCCGACAACAGCATCCGCCGTGATTGGAGCTAATAGCAGAATCGCTGCTAAATAAACACATTTCAATATTCTCATCATTTAAAAATTTATGGAAGCTGAATAACATCGAGAATTATTCAAGGCATGGTCCTACGTGAGAAAAGCTACCAACATGCCACACTTCCTGTTTGCGAGCACAAAAGTACAAACATTTAATAACCTGACAAATAGATATACGATAATTTACTGAATATTAACGACATTTATTGATTTATGTCATAGCATTCACATTATATATATAGGATATATAGAATCTATAGTATTCAAAGTACCTATAGCATTCATACAAAAAAATACAAAAACAAGAAATAAATAGTAACCATAGTAACTATAGTATCTATAGTTTCTATAGTACCTATAGTATTCATAGTATTATAGTTACCAGCAAAAAGCAAGAGGCTCCACCATCAATAATGACAGTG